TTACATTGAAATAGTTGCAGTAGTTTTAAAATAACCCTTTTCATCGTCTTCACCATTTAGGAAGTAATGTATGTCATTCTCAGTCATATCTAAATGCATTGACTCATCTGACATTTCTGTGTTCTCATCTATTAAATTCATATTATCTTCAAATCCTAGACTTGGATTTGCTGACATTAGTAAAGATAATCCTAATGCTGTAGATGTTAAACCTTTATCTTCAAAACTTACATCATCTTTCTTAAAAGTAGAAATCACATTAGCTGAAAACACTTTTTTTGACTTCTTATCTGTATTAACAATTAACGTCGCATAATCTGTTAGATTGATTTTATATGATATACTGTCAGATGTTTTAACTTTTTCAGCTTCTTTAAGACTAGGTAATCCACTGAGTAATTCCCCAATTTCAGCTTCTTCTTCTCCGAGCTGCTTTACAGTATCATTCCAATTTTTTATATATTCTTCCCATTTCATTGAAAAAGCTGTACCATCATCACTTTGCACTTGATCTGCATTATTTTTCAATGAATCCATTGATTTTTCTACTAGTTCATCCGAACTTTTAACCTTGTTTTCTCCACATCCAGACAATAGCAACATTGATGATAAAATAGCCACGATGTAATATTTCATACTTTTCCCCTCTTTATGTAAATTTGATGCGCCTTTTGACACAGTTGCAAGTATAACACAGCAAGGGTAATAGTTAAATAGTTCCTTAAAATTACAAGAAAAGTATAAAAAAGACACCCTTTTAGCTGTCAATATTATTTAAAACATGGGTTTTATTAGTTAAAGACATGTAAGTCACGTTATTAATTAGAAGGAATTCCCGTTTCCTTCATCATTGTCCATTTTATTAAATGCATTCTGGTAATCTGTTAATAGGTCTTGATCCTTATCTAACTCATCAATTACCCAAGGTTGTACCATATAAGGAATCATAGCATTATTTAGATTTGGAACCATGTACTGACTAGACACCTTTCCAATGATTTGATTGTGTTCTAATTCTCTTACAGCTCCATCGTGTAAAGGTAAAACATGCGTTCGGTTCTCTTCCTGGTATAATCCATAAACAATTGCTTTTTGATATGTACTTAGTTTTCTCAGCTTCTTACCTGCATTTGCAAAAAACCTTTTTTCTGCTCGTGAAGTTGCAATATAGTTTAAGGTTGTATAAGCGATATTTACGATTAAAATACACAATGATATCAGAAATACTACTCCAATTATAAATCCGTATTTTTCTCTGAATGCAAGCATGTAAAGTTTCTCTATAAATGAAACAGGAGAAAACAATAATGTCCCACTTGCTAAGCAAATTGCAGCCATGATGGATGCTGGTAGAGTCAATAATTCTGTAATCTTAAAATCTATTTTCATAATTCACCACCATTCTTTATTTTTTTCTATCTTATACTTTACATTATTAGAATAAGCCTATTAAGCATTTCTCTCAAGTAAATAATAGAAGTTAATTATTGATCAAATGTGTATTTTAATTAAGTCGTGTTAATTACCCATCATTTGTAACAAGTTATCAAATTTTTCTTCTCTCATATTATTAGGAACAAAACGCTCAATGACCTCTGAAAAAGGTCGTAAATAATCTTGTAAAATTAATTCACCTTCCTCCTTATCTCTGACTGTTCCTGTGACATTGCTCAAATACTCTTCTCTTGTCATATTCCAATGTGTAGGACAATCGACTACGGTAGAGAAACGACAATATAAGCCGTTTGGCTGTTTAGATATAAAAGCTCCCATTAAAGACACCTCATTTATACTTGAAATTTATTTATACTTAATCGATATAAAATCGTACATTTATCGCAAAAGATGTAATATGCCCAATTACGATAAATGGCAAAATAAAAAATGTACTCTATAAATCTCTAGTTTTCATCATGGAAATAGCTTGAATCAATCCACCTTCTATTTTTCCACCACTCATCCTGTTAGCAATGAATTCAGATGAAAATTGATTAATATAATCATCTTCCTTACTATAAGTATCTTCTGTTATATGTACATAAATTCTTGTAGTATCAAGTGCTCTAAAGCTATCTATTGATAGTTTGGAGGAATCAACATTGCCCATTGGAAATAATAACCTATCGAACTGTTTACTTTTATTCCAATGCTGTCTAATTCTATTTTTAATATTATAAGACGTACCAACGTATAATTGCGAATATTCATCAAGAATCATCAAATAGTAGCCTGATATGCCCTCGTATAAATTTAAATCTACTACTTCCTTAAAATCTTTATTATTTTTGAGAAATTCCTCTATTTCCTTGTTAAATTCACTATGATCTAAAGATGAGTAATATTTCATATTCAAATCGTAATTTTCTAAACAATCTTTAAGTTGAGTTTCACACCACTCATCACTATACACTTTAGCAGCTTCATCAGCGTAAATATCTCTTGAAAATCGAACTCCGAATGAATTTTTATTACTAACAATAGCATATTTGTCCCTAGTTAACTTCAATCCACGCTTACCTTCAAGTACTTTTAAACCAAAATGATAAGGCATAAATTTACCTCTTTCTAATTGTATGTTAAATAACCTTTCTTTTTATTTTATAACATATTATTTCTATAAATCTATATTTATTATTCTCATTAAAACTGTAATTTTATTAGTTGATTATTAACTATTATTAATAAGTTCATCTTTAACAAAAATAATATCTAATTCAAATGGTATATCACTTGTAATAGTTGTTGTATGTCCGAAGTGATTCATCAAACTCCACAATTGGAATTTTGTATATCCATCTTCATCTATATCAACCTTAAAATCTCCTATTCCAATTCCTCCACGAGTCTTAATTTTTTCATTAAGAGTCTCATGTTGTTCTTTTAAAATCTTTATTCCATAATCAGTTAATTTAACTTTAACATATTCATTCATGTTTACTTTGAATTCCATTTAAAACACTCCTTTTATCTCCTAAAATGTTATTTATAATCCTTAGATTCTTGGTAAAAGATAAGCTTCTAACCCTTCTTTTTTAAACCTATTGTTTGTTATGACATCTCTAAAATTTTTTATCAACCATTCTCCATTCGGCAAAATCAATAATAACTGACCATTATCATTCACATTAAGTAAAGTTGCTTTATAAACATTAAGATTTTTCCAATAATAAACAGTTTCATTAATTTTATTTTTGAAGGAATTAATGTTGTTACAGTCTTTACAAACAAAAGGCTTTTCCATTCTATATAAATTCTTACACTGTTCACATTCTACCCACTCAGCCATAAATTCTTCCTTTCTTATTCTAATATGTATTTGCAGCTTCGTGACTAATTAAATAAAAGATTCATTTTATTAAAGCATATCCTCATATTGTTTTATTCGATTTTCCCATATATTTAATTGGATTTTATAGTCCTTCTCACAAAAGTTAGTGTTACCATTCCTAAAATCTTTTTTTAATTTGTTAACCTGTTCTTTATAAACATTCAACATTCTTATTACAGTTTCTTTCATCATTTTCACTCCTTCTTCTTTTAAAATCCTTATTTTACTAACTGTTCCAACGTCATATAAGGTTCATTTTCTCCATATTTCACATTAACAAAGCAGCTATCATCATTCGTATATTCAAACATGATATAAGCTAATTGATCCTCGTCTTCATCCTGTGCAGTAAAGTATAAGTTTCCTTGATTCTCTGAAATGAAAGTAATATCTGAGAAATAATTCCCCTCTAAATAATCAGTACAATTTTTAATTTCAAGCATATTAACTCCTCCTATTATGTAAATTATTTATATTTTCCTTATCTTCATTTTCTTGTTACTTCTATTATAAATCGTATACACAAACATTTCAATTGTTAATTTAATTATATTTAAAATAGATTCTTATTAGATAAAACTTACATTTTATAATGTTATTTACTTTCTTTTAGACTAGTCTTGTTTGACTAGTCAGTCCAACTCTTTAAATTTTAAAAATTCCGATACTAACTGTTGCTTTATTTCATTGATTACATCCTTCTTACCTATGTCACAATTTCTAGCAGGTTTGTAATTTCCATATCTATTCTTTTTATAATGCTCATCGGATACTACTATTTGGTTTGTTAAATCTGAATTAATTATGATTTGTGATATAAACTCCTTATTATTCATAGACCAATAAATCTGATATAACTTCACTTCTTCCATAAAGTACAAGTAATTTTTTTCTTTGATTTCGTTAACTATCATTTTCAATTAAATCACTCCTCTATGTAATTTATTTTTATTATTTCTTAACTGACTTAATTTTATCATATACAACTGTATATGTAAAGTGTTGAATCAAACTTTCTTATAAATCATCTCATTCTTTTATTTTTAGCATATTTTTCTACATCTGATTTCAAATATAACCTAACTGTATCCTTAGATATATAAGGCTTCAAATGTCCATTTGCAACTGATTGATTAAAAGCTGATCTAGTTTGATTAGTTATTTCCATAGCATCTCTAGGTGTTAGTAAGTTTTCCTCTATCCATTTTTTCAATTGCTCACTATTCATCTTATAAAGCCTCCAGAAATGTTTATTTGTTTTATTTTAACATAGATAGTCGTATATGTTAAGAGCGAGAAAAAACGGCTTAAATAAGCCAATAATTAAGAAGAAAAATGTTTCTTTTAATTTGTTATTTTTCAGCTATACATATTATCTTCATCAATAATCAATGTCGTGTTTTCCCATTCTTCCCAACAGTTACATTCGATTACATTTTTTTCTCCCACTGGTTTGCAATGACATACGTTATTTTCAATGATATTTTCAACTAGCAAATCTTCTCCACCATGACTAATTAAATTTCTGATACTGTAATATGTTTCGATTTCTTCATTAGTTTTATTATTTTTTAAAGTTACTTTTATCATCGAAAATCTCCCTTTAAATACTTAAATATTATAATTTATACTCTTGTTTAATCTCTCTCATTACTTCCAATATCGTTGAGAAAGTCTGATCCATTTTATGAGGTTCACTACTAATAAATTCCATAATCGAATTATGGATGGATCGTTTAAGCTGCTGATGCTTATCAATTTTATTCTGTATATCTTTATCAATCTGTTCCGGACTAAATTCATACTTAGATGATCCCATCATAGATTGTTTACGCATATATTCATCACCTTCTATAAAGAACCGGTATAAACCGGCTCAATAGTTGTAATATAATTTAGTCTTCATATGGTTTTCACCATGAAAAGTGATTTGATTACCGTCTTGGAATTCATAAAGTGCTTCTCTGAATCCATCAGTTACGAAGTCATATATTTTAGAAACAATACCTTTCTTAACCATTTTGGTTAATTCAGGCTCAAATTCATTACTATTCCAAGAGCTTAATCCATGTTTACAAGCTAAGTTATTTGCATAATCTAGAGATGTGATTGCATCTTTGTTATAAGTATATACTTGCTTTAATTCTATCTCATTCATTTTAATATTCATTATTACCAATCTCCCTTTTGTAATTTATTTTTATTTATGTATTTTGTATTCCCTTACCTGATACTTAAATCATAACAAATAAGTTATAAAATATCAACTGTTAATTTATTTATATTTTAACTTTTTTAAAAAGGAAACTAATTAAAGCTTCCCTAGTGTGATAGCTGGCTGAGGTGAATTTGTTTTTCTGTATAGGTTATGCTTGATGTTTGGCTAGGTTGTTAATTGAATTTCCGAGATCTATTTTTTATTACTCCCTCTTCCTTCATAGGATCAGACATATTATACAAGAAATCACTATAAAGTCCACCAAATTCATTTATCCAGATTTTTTCCTTTGACGGAAGATCTTTTTTATTGTTTACTTCCTCCAAAATAATAACCTTGAAACTATCATTTCCATATTTACTATAATCATCTTTTAATTTGTAGTTATGATGTTCTTCTTTCTTTAAATCTGAAAAGTGATCTTTAATTCTCCTATTTATATCTACTGAACTACCTATATATTTTTTGCCATTTATACAATTAACAATTGCATAAATCCCTTGTATCACTGAATTTCCTTCAATTAAATAATTTTCAAGTTTCAATTTATTAATATCATCTTTGATAATTTCACGTTTATAATGACTAGAATTAACTAAAACTTTAAATCTTTGATTAATAATATCATATCTATCATAGTATAATTTACATTGTCCTCTTAATTTTCTCAATGCTATGTCTATGTACTCTAATATTCCACTGTCATCTAAGTTGTAATAAATTTCAATATTTTTCGTACTAACTTCAACAACCTTGTTTATTGCTTGGATTTTATTATTAATATGCTCGTTTAATAGAAATTTAATTTCTTTTATTATTGAGTCTCCTCTTAGAAAAATTGTGGATTCACTTGAATATTTAAAATGTTTAACTTCTAAATATGAGATTAATTTATTCATCCATTCTTCTTTATTATTCAATTCTAATGGTTTATCATATATGTGTAATACAATAAAGTTGTCGCCCCATCTTTTTGTGATGAAATACTTAGACATGTCGTCTATATGTTTTAGTTTTGATTTACTCGTTTTAACTTTTTCTCCCATTGATAGGCATAGTTCTTTATAGTTTTTATACGTTTTCCCTACTTCTAATTTACTTGTATTCATTAATACAAAACCTCCAATATAATAAATTTATGAGAAGACAAAGTGGTTTACTTTGTCTGAACGCCAAGGAACTTTTGCGTTCTTTGCAAAAGTGGGCTGGCAAGCCTATTTTCTATTATTAAAATTTAAGTTGTGAAAGTTGTCACCTATTTGTTTTCCATTTATAAATAATAATAATTAAGGAGAGGTATTAGGTGACAACTTTTAATTTATTTATATTAAGACTGAACATTTACCTCTTCCATATCATTAAAGATGCTAATTGCTTTATTATATATTAACAGTTCCGATAATCTGTTCTGATTTTCTGCGTATGTATCTTTCATTCTCATATTTATTCTAGATGCTGCAGCTATACTCTTTTTACTTGTATCAGTAATTAATGCTTTTTTATGTCTTCTTAATGAATTCGCCTGGAGTTTATTAATTACACTATCATTAACTATCTCTCTGATATCTACATTTCCTTTTAATCTATTAATTTGGTATTCCATCATCTCATTCCATTCTTCATTAACGTATTCCTCTGTGAATGTTATTTCATAAGAATTATAAAAAAAGTAAATGTTAGCTTTCTCCATAAGGATACTTCTTAATTCCTGATAGAATTCATCCTGTTTATTCTTTCTGAAAACCTCTTGAACATTGTCACATTTATATACAGTTTTTAGTAATCTTTTGCGTTCGGTAACTATTAGTTTTGCTTCCTCTTCTGTAGCTTTACGATGAATAAATTTACCTTTTGAGTTGAGTAGTTTAGCTTCTGAATTTACTTCTTCAAACTCGTTGTAAGTTTCCGTAACATCTAATTGAACTTCACCTAAATCATTATATGTTAGAGTTTCTAAATCAGCTTTACACACAGTTAAAGCACTATTCCAAATAATTAAACTTTCATTTTGAAGACTGTTAAGTGCTGATTCTATTGATCTTTTTAACATACTATCAGAAGTTGTAAAAAATTCTTGTACTTCATCAAGTCCCATATCGATATATTTTGCAAATCGTAACAGTTTTCTTTTTGCATATGTATAATTTGTATTTATCATATCTACACTTTTTAATAATTGATTAGCAGTTATGAATAAATGACCATCGTTATCACTGTTATTTAGTTCATCAAGTATTAAACTTCTAACTAAGTCAGTATGTTTATCCAGCTTTCTACCTTTAACCTTTGCATTGGATTGTGCAGGTAAATCAAAGACTTTACTTATTACAAATTTATTGCCTTTTTTCTCATAGCTAAAATGATTCTTAAATTGTTCAAGCTGAAGTATTTTAGATTTACCAGATTTAATAGGTTCACCAAGCTCTGAACATAAAACTTTATAATTTTTATATTCTTTTCCTATTTGTAATTTACTTATATTCATTGATGGAATTTTACTCCTTTAGAATTTAATATGGTTGCTTATAATTTACTATTAGTCAATGACTTATATGTATTTATGTAACTCGTTAACAAGTCTGTTCTTTTAAATAACGTAAATATACGTTGAGTTTTAGGATTAGATGCGATTGTATAATACGGTTGTTTATTTGTTCTAAGATAATCTGCTAAGTCTAAGTCATAACAGAAGAATACTTCTTTTCTTACGTCCATTTAATTCACCTTCTTATAATTATTTAAATAATATTTTATAATCTTTCCAGCTTAGACATTTACACATATTCAATTGATACTCTATTTGTTCCTTTACTACTGGATCAGTTTCATGTAATAGTAATGTATGTAACCTAGTTATCTCTTTTATGTTCTTTCGTCCCTGTTTAGGATAGTTACCCGAAATTGAATAAGTTAATCCGAACATTATTACCTACCTTTCTATTAATTTATTATATATTAGCCCACTTGAAAAAGAATAGAACTCTACTCCTCTATTATATCATAAAAGCAACGTAACGAACATTAGTAATTTAATTTTATTTAAAGTTTTTACTAATGTTTATCGCTGTCTTTTAGTCCTAGCATATTCTTCTAAATCAGACTTCAAATATAATCTTATCTTTCTATTCGTACCGTATTCTACAAATGGCTTGATTGAGCCTGCAGCAACTGATTGATTAAAGCCTGGCTTAGATTGTTTAGTAATCTGCATAGCTTCTTCTTGCATAACTAGGTTATTGTGTATCCATTGTTTGATTTTATCATTGTTCATTTGTTAGTTCTCCTTTGTTAGTTATATACAGTTGATAATATGTCATATGGATAGATATGCAGATGGTTATTTACTAAGGTACTCCCATCCATATTTAAATTCCCAGGATGGCTTGATATTACTATTATTGAATACATAATCGATATATTTTCGCATTGACCAAGACTTTCTATATTTAAACGTTGCTATTGCTTCCTGGTTATTGTTTGTGTAATTAATGGATACTTTCCCCTTATCAATAAGAATATTAGCGTAATCAGCTAACATATGAGTGTCTGGAATTGAGTCTATTATAGTTTGTTTAGGTTTAGATGCTGTTTTGTTTAGCGTTGATTCGTCTGTAGTGTCCATAGTTGTATGATTATCTATATACAGTTTAATTCCTTTTAACGCAGCTTCTAAGGATAAATACACAAAGTCAGATAGTTCATGATTGATTAATCCAGTGATATTATCTGTGAATGTAACATGATATTTATATATAGTCTCACCTAATAGAACCGCTTTATGGTTATGTTTATCAAGTGAAGAGAATAATTCAATTTTATATTCGTTTGTTGTGTAGGTATCGACTAGAGTTTTTTCTTCTGTGTTGACTGGTGTTTCTTGTAGAAAGTGCCTTTTTATGAAGTCTTCAACATCAGAAATACTCCAGATTTCTTTTTCCGTATCTCTCACATTATTAGCTAAGTGGTTCTCTATTTGAATAAATTTGACTATAATTCCATCTTTAATCAATTGATCGAGATGTGAACCTTGTCTATATAATTCCATTTGATATAAATTATTTTCTCTATCCTCGATATATAAATTTTGATTTTTCAAGAAACATATCTTAATTTTTTTCATCTCTAGTTCTGAAATTATATTTTTAAAATCTACTGCAATGATATTTGTTTCTTGAGTATCTTCAGAGATAACTTCTTCAAATACTTGAGGAGCTTCTGCAACTACGTATGTACCAATAATTAACTTATCTTCTTTACCAAATGAGATAATAACTTGACCGTCAATTAATTGCATTTGCTTTGCCATTGTAGATAATCTAATTCCATTGTTAATAGTTGTAAAATATACTCTTCCGTTGCTAGTACGGTCAACTCTTAATGAAGTGTATTCTCTATCGTTATGTTTACCTGAGTGTTTGAATTCATTAGCGTTTAAAGTTACTTGGATCATGTTAATCGTCTCCTTTAATTTTATATTTAATTCCTTATCTTTAATTAAATTATAACATATTATTAGTTATATGTATATAAGTAATTTATTTATATTTAGGTTATTTTTATAGATCCCTTTTCATTACGTAATATTCGTTTATTCTTCAATACTTCAAACCAAAATATATAATTAATTTTACCGTCTTGGATAGCTGAACCATCTAACCAACTAAATAAGGAAACGTAATAATGATTACCCATATACACTAAACAGATCCGTCTATCATAGTCTAACTTTGTTTGATCTGGATGAATATGTACATAAACTTCCTTGTCTAAGTATTTTATATACTCGTCTAATCCCTTCCACTCCTTTGTAAGCCATTCTTTAGGCTCATAATAGAAACATATATCGTTTAGTTGTTTGATTGATTCATATGTCTTAAAGTAAGGCTGAAATAATTTAATAGTGTCATGGTCTATCATCTTACAGTTTTGAGAATATTGACATGTATTACAGAAACGTTTATTACCTTGATAGGTTGTTATAAAAAACACCTCCTTTTAATTTATTTATATTATATTGCTAATAGTTCATATTCTTCTAGCTCATTTGATGTTAGTTGTCTATTGTATGCTATAGCTCCATATCTTCCTATTGAATCATCAAGTTTAACATGTCCTTTAGGCTGACAATAAGGTGAGAACCCTCTTAAAGAGTATTGATACCAGTAATTTGATTCTTCTTGTTTAGTTGGTTTAGTTGATTCTATTTCAATTTTATCATTATAATTTATTTCTTTTATTTCTTGGATAATCGTATATTCAAAGTCTGAACCATCACAGTATACCTGAGCTTCCTCTAAAGTTTTGAATGAGATGTTAGCAACTGTATAGTAAACTTCTTCAGTATTCTCAATAGTGTTAGCTTCTTCTTGAATATCTTCAGTTATAACAACTTCCTCTGTTACAGTGTCATCATGTTTGTTTAAAGCTTCTTTGTTTATGTATAGTGAGATAGCTTTATTAGTGTACATTAAAGTAAGTTCAATTAAGTATGAGTCTTTATTGTAGAAAGGATTGTTATTTACAACTTTGATCCAAAAGTAGCAACCAGAATCAATTAGATTGTTTAGTTGTTCTTCAGTGATAACCTCAGCATCTTTAAGTTGTTTGTATGCTACCATATGTTTAGTGATATCTCTATTCCATTCATTAGTTGATAGTTCAGTTACTTCATATTGATTGAATACTAGAGTTTGTTTGTTGTTCATTTTAATGATCCCCTTTAAGTTTGATTTGTTATTACCTTATATACTTATTATAACATATAATTAAGTATATGTATATAAGTAATTTATTTATATTTAAAATATTATCTAAAGGATATGAATTATTTCACATCCTTATGTTTATACTTCCCTTTTGTATGTTCTTTACGTTTAAGGACATCTTCTTTAAAGAATAGTCTATCCCTATCCATAACTTTAATAGGTATAAGTATATCGCTATCAACTAATCTTTTTACATTTTGTCTAGTTGTGTTCAATATTTCAGTAGCTTCTTTTGTATTGACTATTTCTGTTTGAATAAACTTTATTAACTCTTCTTTACTGTTAAATGTATACATGGTTTCACCTCTTTAACAAGGGATAAGAAGGCTCATTTAGACACCTTCTTTTTGATAATAGAAAGGATTACTAATAATGTCCCTATGCCTATGATGATGTCTGCTGCAGTTTGGAATGTGCCTAGTGATGTATCAGATACAAAGCGAGTGATCCAATAAATGATCAAGACAATTAGGAATAAATAATCTGATTTGAATATTTGCATATTGATTTGAGTTGTGGTATATATTATTTATTAACAAGGGAATCTGTCGCTAAACTTCTTCCCTTGTCGGTAACCTACCTTCTTCTATGTGGAGAAGGTTTTCTTTTTCTCTTAGGTGGCTTATGTTTCTTTGGTTGCTTTCTCATACCTTTGATACGTGTGATTAATGATTCGTATGTAGCTATGATGTTTAGTATCTTTTGTATAAGATTAGCAAACTTTTCTATTGTGTAGAATGTAGCACCTATGAGAGTGATAATGTAAAACAGTTTCTCATACCACAACCATATCTCACCTCCTTAATTATATTATACTATATTTGTTTACATATGTAAATGATTAAATATAAATAAATTGATTTATTTTTGTTGTATTATTTGTATTAATGATTATGTATAGTACAAATGGATGATATGATAGTGATAAACTATATTGCGTACAATTTAATTATATAAGGTGAATATATTCTGTTCTATTATAAGTATAACACATAGATTCGTGCGGAACGGTTATCGGGCGACGGTGTAAAAAGTAACTATCAATCTAGAATTTATATCATTTTCAAATTTAAAATTTTACAAACTTTACCAATCAATAACCTTTTCATGCGTGCATAATAGCTGTTGAATTGATCAAATTTAACTTACATTTATTTCCTTTATCCCGATGGAATGGTTATTCTATTGGGTTTTTCGAGTAAAAATAGGCTATTTTCTACTAATAAATGGTAATAAAGAGGGGGCATAGTTTACATTTTTAACCCATTTATTACCTGGTAAAATCCCCCTAACACTTCCATCCACACACCATACTTATTTTTCCATTTTAACTCATTTTCACCCTATTTCTATCGGAAAGTCTATCGGAACATGTCGATAGAACCCTTGGTATCATTGACTTTCTCTAACCTCACATTTTCATAATTTCACTCATTTTCACCCTAAAAGTGGCTCAATACCTTGGTACATAAGGGCTGAACGATACTCCACCTCGATAATCACTAATTTACATATAGAAAACACCTCACAAACCTTTATATATCAACGTTTCATCCCACTTTTCACCCTCGTATTTACCCTATCAACGATACACCTCTATCGGGGGCTTATTTTACACTATTTCAATCACCCTATTTTCCACCTACCATATAACCTTAAATTTTACCAAATATTATATTCACACAGTATTTCTATCATAAAACAACCATTATACTCCATTTATCTCTAATTTACTCCATATTTCTACCTTATCCATTTTCGCTTTTCTCCATAAAAAATAGGCAGCTCATCAACTGAACCACCTAACTGTAATATGCTATGTAATTTATGGTATTAATTGTAAATTATTATGTATTCCGTTTTGTTTCACTTTAGTATGTTAAATTTATTTTTCATTCTGTTCCATGACAGGTAAAACATCTTTACGCTTTAATAAATCATAAATGAATAATCTACCCTTCTGTGTCCATTTAGTATTCATATGCGCATTTCCTTTCTTATCTAAGTGAGTATCTGACTTAGTGTACCCTTTATCTTGATGATTACTATATAATAACCATTGACCACTTTGTTTGTATTGTACTTTCTCTTTATGTAATAATTGATTCATTGCTTTACCTGACATTCCGTAATCTTTAGCAATTTGAGTAATTGTCATAGCAGTTTTAGATTTAAGAATCTCATCATAATAAGTTACTTTAGGTTCATACTCTTTAACTTGCTGTTCTAACATCAGCTTCTGAGTTTCAATACGTTTCCTCTCCTTCTGCTCCTCAATCCACTTTTCAGCACGGGCAATTGGATCTTCAATCATGTAAGAGTGTAATGTAACATGTTTTAATTTATTTTCCATTTCTTCAAACTTGGTTACGTATGTAGCGGTGAATAATATCCCCTTTTCACCAGTTAATTTATTTGCTACCATATCGCAACCCTTCTTGGTTAACAGATAGTGTTTTGCGTTCCTTCCTGTTCTATCTATATAATTACTTTTAATAAAAAAGTCACTAGGGGGAATTTTCCCCTTAGTTAAAGTAGGTATGTACCCTATATATTTACCATTTTCAGTACCTTCAATTTTACGCAACAATTCTTTATGTTCTATTTCAACCATTTCTGCAACTTCACGACTATCCACTAATAATTGATTATTTTGTTCTACAATAGTTAAATCCATCTCAACATCATCCTTTGTATTATATAATTTATTTTTATTTAATTGACCATATCTCCAAAATACTCCTCAATAAATTGAGATCCTTCTCCAATTTGACTTATGTATAAGTTCTTCTTACTTCTCGTCACAGCAACATACCAGAGCCTACTCTCCTCATCTAACTTTGCCTTCTCATGTGGAAATTTCTTTTCTTCTACTCCAACTAAGAAACAATTTGAAAATTCAAGACCTTTTGAGGAATGAACGCTCATCAACTTAACACTATTCTTCTTAGCTTTCTTACTCAAATTCGTTCCATAAACGTAATTGATAAACTCCTCTAAGTTGTCTGTCTTAACAAACCCTTTCAGTATGTTCATGTTTTTCAATCGTTCCTGGATTTCTTCCTCATTAGTATAAGTTTCATATATGTAGTTCTTTAATTTAAACAATTTAATTATATTATCAATCAAACTTTTAATTCCTATGTTACGTTCCTTCTGCATTCTCAACCTGTTTATGTTTTGTTCAAATTGATTCTTCTTCTCATAATGCCATTTAGCATCAAACTTATAATCCAAGAAATTCTCATATAGAGATAGCCCATTCTTAGCAGATTGTTCTTGGATATCCTTCAACACACTATTCTTAAAAAACTTTAATGGATCATTGCGTAAATTGAATATGTTTATGAAAGCTGCGTCATCTTGCAAATTATGTACCAATCTTAAATAACTCATAATTGCCAGTATTTCTTTCCTTTGGAAAAATGAATCTGTAGATGTAATATCGTAATCAATCTCCCTTGCTCTCAGTTCATTTTCTATATGAGCAGCATGGGCATTCATACGATATAATACAGATATTTCTTTTAGCTCTTCCCCTTCTTCTATTAATCTCTCAATATGGTCAACTACTTTTACAGCTTCATCTTCTCTAGTTTGATATGTATGTAATGTTATTTCCCCATCTTCTTTGCTATTCGGAATGGAATCTTGGTAATGCTCAAAGTGTTCAAAATAAGGACGTATGAATTCATTTGCTGAGTTAACAATATTTCTAGTTGAGCGATAATTTATATCCAAATGGAGTATTTTAGCATTCCAATCCTTTTGAAATTGCATTGCATATTCTAAGTTTCCCGCTCTAAAGCTATAAATTGACTGACGGGTATCATACACGGCGAATATATTACCCTTCTTAGCTAACAATTTTAGCAACTCATTTTGTACAAGATTTGAATCCTGATGCTCGTCAATAAGAACATATGTATAATCTGTTAAATCTGGATTTTCCTTTAATACCTTATAACACTCTAATAAAAAGTCATCAAAGTCACACAACCTTTTCTTTTTCTTAAACTCTTCATATGTGAGATAGAGCATTCTTAATGTATCTTCTGTGTAATTATTCTCTTTATAAACAAACTCATCATTTGGCATTCTCATATAGTTCTTTTGATATGAAATCCATGACAAAACTTCTGATGTATTCACCTTGGGATCAATTCGCTTAAACTCATTTTCAATTTGCCAATCCTTAATTAAGTTTCTACTATTAATGTAACTCCCAGTTTTAGCCAATATTCTTCCACATATAGCGTGAAATGTTCCTACGTGAATATCGTTAAATCCCATCTTTGATAATTTGTTCTTTAATTCAGTAGCAGTTTTATTGGTAAAGCTAATAGCAAGAATCTCATTTTCTGGCACTCCATGAACATCAATTAAATTCCTAACCCTTTCTAAAATTATTCTCGTTTTCCCACTACCGGCTCCTGCAATTACACCAAAAGCTCCTTCTGTAACTTCAACTGCAGCTTTCTGTTGCTCATTCAGTTCAGTCAAATAATCCTCTCCTTTATCGTTTTATAACCATAATTGTAATTTATTTATATTTAAAACACAATACTTAATTATAATTAAATTACAGTATTGATTCTAGCTTACGTATTAGCTTTATATAGTGTCCTAATAAATACCCTAGCATTTACACCTTCCCTACTTTAAATCCTCACAGTAAGTCTCCTGAATACCTTAGAATTGGTCATATAGACACAGAAAATAGAGTGACAGTAATAAACCATCACTCTAAGCACTTTCACTATACATTGCTAATTCTATTTCCATTATTCTTTTCCTTACTTCTTCTACAGGAGTGCCATATTTCCTTGTATGTTTGGTAGTAATATCTGCATTATCATATTTAATTCCTCTTTTAACTGGAGGGGGTAACATTTTCACAAAAAAAGGATCTAATTGCATACCATTTATAAAAGGCATAAATATGGATTCGTAACGATTGGTTTTCATAGCTGTTTCCACTTCTATTGGCTGTAATTGTTCTTTTAAGTCATTGTATATCTTCCAATTAGTATTTTTAAATATGAAGTTATTACAACTACTAGATTTCATGATATTCCATAGTTTATCCGGTAGTTGACTTGGATTGTGGAATAACCAATTAATACACAATCTATACTTTGGACATTCAGCCATCATGGATTCAGCTAGTTCTTGGAAGCCATCGGACATAAACTGGTGTGGTTCATTGAATACAATCAATGTAGGATCATCAGTTTGGATAATTTTCTTAATCCAAAATACTTTCATTGTTAGTAAATACATAAGTATTTGAACACCTATATCTCCAATATTTACTTTTTTCATTCTAAACAGAACTATTTTTCTTTCTCTAATCCATTTCTCAATATCAATATTCTTGTTAGGCTCCTGTGCAATCATATGCTTAAAATGCGGATTACCTAAAATCATTTTCAGTCTAGTTTTTACAGTTGCTATTGCTTTTTCATTTTTAGCGTTTAAGAAATCATGATAATATTCTAAAGCTAGTAACTCATCTTCCTCTTTTACAATTTCATACATACTGTTTGCAAATTGTTTAGACTTTAGACAACAATACATATCGTAAAGATTACATTTACATACCTTAGCTACCAATGAACAGATTTCCTGAGAAGTTGTTGTGTCTTCTAGTCCGAGTACTTTGGTGAAATTATCAGCTATTACGTTCATTCCATTTACTCCGATTAAATGAGCTACATCTTCTAATCCAAAATATACAGGATTATTGTAATCACCGAGATTAATGTCGATTATTCTATCACTAGGTAATGACTCTAATAAAGAATCACACATTCCACGACCGTTTCCTTTTTCATCAATGACATCAGGTACAATGGCTCCTGCATTTATTGTGTTAGCAAATTCAACTATCATATTAATAGCAGCCGTATCTTTTCCCATTCTTGGCGACCCTGTAAGTACATTAGTATTACACAATGCATCCAAGTTATCGCTTGGCAATCTTATCTCAACCTGTTTACCTTTGTCTTCCGTGTGACCAATTAAAATACCGTCCTTTTTAGTTAACATTTTATTCACAGACAATTCTTGTCTTTCGTCAATACCTAAGTCAAAGTCTTTTTGTATATTTCTTTCAGGCAATTTAATAAAGTGTTTAATTTCTTTTCTAGTCAACAAAAAGCGCTTATTAAAGTTAAAGAAATAAGTCTCGATTTTTCTTCTTTCCACATATTTTTTATACCATTTATATAGTTTTTTGTTTTTAATTTGTATTTCAACTAATTCATTGTCTCCATTAAGTTGTTTTAAAGCTAATATGATCCCTCTCGAAATCATTTCTGACCTTCTAATACTCTCGCCATTTACTATTACTCTCAAACAACAATCAAACGCTGGATTTCCTAATTTAGAATTGCTTGATTCAGAAACACTTTTACGTTTAGGAAGAGAAGAATTTCTTTTCTTAGCTTCTCTCCACCAATCAAACTCTGCAGGCTGAATGCCAAATTGTATAAAAACATCTTCACCACTTCGAATGGATTGTGATTGTTCCATTAGTTCTCTTATAGGCTTTTCCTTTAAACGTTGATCAACTGATAGTGATAACCCAGGGGTATATTTAAGTTTTAAATCGAAACATACAGTATGGTTAGTTACGTTAGGTATGGGATTACTAACATTTACCTTGGCTGCTTTATGCCATGTAAAATTCATTGTCTGAAGCGTTTCTTCTTCAATATTTTTTGGGAAAGTCATATAGTTGGAATATTCTTTATTAGTTATTTTTGTTTCAAAGAAAAACTTATTTTGAACAGGTAGTGTAATTCCATCACTATCCATCTTGAATTGGTTGGTCATATGCGCTAATTCTTGAAAAGAGTCGGAAAGATAATCTAATAGAAGATGCACTTTATCATTTTTAGTGGATGGAGTTGGTTTTATTTGATAAGTTACTAATTCTGGTTGTTGAATTTGGAAGTTGAATTTTATTTCAGGTATTTTGAATTCTTTTTGCTGCAGTTCTTCAGGTATTTCTATCACTTGTTCAACTTTAGGAATAACTGTAAATTCCACTTTCATGGGAAATGTATTTTTTATTACTTTCTTTTTAATTAATGGATCATTTAAATGTCCCAACATAATAATTTTCATAAGCCGATCATAGCCTTAATAACAGAGATAGCTTTAAGTAAAAAGTAATTATCATTTGCTTCCACAGTGTAATAAATCCCATATGGAAATCCGATTAAATATCCAAATATAAATCCAATAATAGTAAAGATTATTTTCTTTAGCATTATCCTCCCACCTTTACACTATCTTTGAAATTCATATTCTGGAAAGCTTCTGTTAAAACATCATTCAGCATATTACCTATTATTGCAAATAACATAACTGCTGAAGGAATTAAGAAACATCCTGCAATTACAATGACTGAAGTCAATATGACTTGTTTACCTGCGTTACGTTTAAACAAAAAAGTAATTACTCCGATAAAGAGTGCCAACGTCCCACAAACCATGCTAATATCCTTGAAAACATCCCATAAGGGTTGCATACTATTCCAAATGTTCATTCCACCAGTGGTAGAAGCAAATACTCTACTTTGAGACATCATCACTCCCGATATCCCCCATAACCACGTTGCTAACTTTTTCATCTTCTTTGCTTCTTTTTTAGTCTTTGGTAAGTATTCGGATATATCTATAATTTCACGATGTATTTGTTCGTTGATTTCTTCGCCATTAATCCTTATGATCATTTTTCTTTTCCTCCATTCTTTTTACATGTTTAAAACCGAAAGCCCAGTAAACAATAGTTGTAAAAAGCATACCGAAAAAAGGAATCATCATTTCACCCACTTCAAAGAATAATTTAATTATATTTAGGAGATATTAAAAACAAGACAAGATGGAAAGGTGGAATCTAAGATGATAACTGCGACTTTAATTGGGGTTGGTTTAACGTTGATTACAATTGGATTATTACCGTTCTAAACAAGCTATCTAAAATTTTCCCTACGTCAAAAGGTTTTATCCTTCGGGAAAATTATATGATTTGCATGTTGGAAAATATGACTGTTTTTATAAATTGAATAATAATTACCCCTCCCTCTTATTTAGGAGGGGATAGTTTTAATTTTTCTAAAACAGTCTCAGGCGTCATTCCTTCTTTTATTAGTAAATCAATAGTAGAATACCACTCGATAATTATTCTTTTACATTCTGTGCAGATACTTGGAAATTTGCTTACACCTTTATATTCTCGATTACACGATTTACATTTATGCTGATAAATTTTCATATTATCACTCCTGCTGTGGCGAATATTTTCAAATATTGCTAGAAATAAATAGATATCAACGAAGATATTTATTAAAAACATCAGTAGGATTACTTTTTGCCTTGACGCTACTACTTCTTACTGGAATTACACTTTTCTTTCTAGCTTTTGGCTTATACTCAACAACTTTGATTTCATTAAGAGTATTCTCTTCTTCATCTGCTAATGTATCTAATTCTTGCATTCTTGAGTTAATCCAAGGTAGACCACTAAGGATAGAAATTACTTCTCCTCTTTTCTCTTTATAGTTTCCTTCAAAAAGATCATACGGACGCTTATTTTTAAAAACATTAAATATTTCATCATAATCCATAAGTTCCATTAAGTAGTCATCTCCATTGAAAATAACTCCCGCTCTAATTACTTGATCGTATTCAATAGGAGCGAATATACTGTTAATCCATGATTCTTGTATTTCCTTAGCAAAATGATCAGTTGTTAATGCTGTCCCTGAAACATCCATCACTTTTGCTACACCTATGACTGACACTCCTTTCACCGAGAATATTTGTCGCAAATCTTTTCTATCAATCACTCCATTTTCACTGCTTTTATTTGTGTATTCTAGCAGCTTATTAATCATTGAAATGAATTCCTCGTTAGTTTTCTTATAAATGATATTTTTAGAGATAAAAGTATTACTATTAGTTAGAACTGTATTGTTGTCAATTGGAATAACGCAAAATTCTAAATCGGATAACTCACTAAGAGCCTCTAACGAATTTAGTTTATTATTGAGTGTTTCATTGTTGGCAGGTAAAATCGGACAAGCTACAAATGTTTTATCAGGCATCTCATTAGATAGTATTTCTAATAATAATGAGCTCATCCCTGAACCACTTCCCCCACCTGTACCGAATGGGACTAAAATAACTTCAATTGATGGTTTGGATAAATGCTTTTTAACAAAGTTTACAGTTGATTCCCAGTTATCTCTCATTAGTTGTTTAGCTAATTCTCTATCTTTACCTACCCCTTCGCTACCTAATAAAGAGTGAATCATATCCTCAGGTATATTAGTAATTGATTTTAAATCAGTTTCTGAGTAATTTATCGCTACACTAGTGTAAAAATGCTTAGCTGCCAAATCCGCAATATTGCCTCCTGCTTGCCCAAGACCTATGAATCCAAAATACATATATTATTCCCCCTCATTTTCCAATTTGATTTGTAAAGCTTCAATTCCTCTTGGTGTAACGAACATTTTATATTCTTTTTCTTCTCTTACTATTTCAATAAATTTCATTGGCTCTAAACGATAAAGACATTTTCTTAGTGTCGCTTCTGTGATCCTCGCATCACTGTTTAACATGTCTTCTGCAACTTTTCTTCTTTTGATTGATTTAAATTTCTCAGTTGCATTGTTCTCTGTTAAATAACTGAGCAAAAAGAAATCCTTAACTGTTAGACTGTCTACTATTTCATAAAAATAAGTATCGGTAATAATGATGACTACCTCCTTCATCTTTAAATATTTTTGACTATCGCTAGAAATAGTTGAATATTTTCTATGATATTCGTCTATCTGATTTAGAGTATAAACTTAAAAACAAGCAGTATGCAAGAGAAAAATATAAATTTATCTGTACTTTTATAAAAATAATTGTACTTTTCTTAATAGACTTGCTATAATCATTTTAGACAAGTATATTTTAAAGGAGGGTAGAAACAATGGGGGAACTTATAATGTTGGAATCAAAACTAAAGATAAAACTAGCAGAAGCTAATATGAGTAATACCGAACTTGCTCAAAGATTAGCTGTCAGCAAACAGACAATAACTAATTGGAAAAATGGTCATAACAATCCACCGATTGAAACAGCATTCAAAATTGCCTACATATTGAATTGTAAGGTTGATGATTTATTTGTATACATAGACGATGAAGAATAATTTGTTTCTTCCCTCATATCGTTTTAAATATAATTAAATTGACAAAAACTCAATTTGTAATGTAAAATATAGACAAGGGAAATTTTATTTTTTTTACTTTTAAATATAATTAAATTACAAATAAGGAGGTGAAATGGATGGACAGCAAGATGAAACGACATACTTTAAGTGAGGTGATAAGTTATGTTGAGGAAATGATGCTAGAAGGATCTGCTTCTTACGAAATGGAACTCTTTTATCAGGTGTTTAAGTGGCAAGGCGAATACATAGATACAAAGAAACATAGAAAGCTAATTAATGAGATTATTAGAGAAATGAATACATATAATGGTTTTTAAATATAAATAAATTACATATTATTAGGTATTACTCTAAGCTTATAAATACCTTCCCCTTCTATTTCATATGGAGTTTTTATGTGAATATATGGAATTACTTGGCTTAGAATTGATATTTATAAAAGGAGATGGATTGAAATGATGTATAGCAGAGATGAACAAGAAACTACACTTGTTTACGATAATGGAACTGGTATGTGGAGTGTTTATAGTACATGTCCTAAACATATTAGGAAATTAGCTGAATTGACTGATCTTGAAATATTAGATAATGAGGATGGTCGCCCTACTGCAGTTAAAGGTCTTTTAAATGAAAAACAAGTAAGTATGAAGAAGGAACGTGTGATGAGTGAAGAACAACGTCAGGCTATGAGTGAAAGAATGTCTAAATTACATGGTAAAAAAGAAGATTAATAGGTTTTAGGTATGAATACATTGGTTGGTAGAATCAGTTGAAGTTTCCGTGAATACTATCAAAGAAACTTAGCGTAGAATCGATATCTTCATAAAAATAAATTATAAAAGGAGTTCTAAAATGACAAAGTATCCGAGAAAAAAAGTAGAAACATTAATATGTGGAAAGATTGATTACATAGAAAATAACATTAAGAAAATATTGAACTGTGGAGATACGTATGGCTATTCGATTCCTGATGAATATATGTATGAAACGTTGGCTCCAATTAAATTAACTAAAATTGAATTTAATAAGCCTGAGAAAGATTTTAGTGCGTATACAAAGTCTAATATTTATGATTTAAAATTCACAATTACTTATGCGAACACTGACTATAATTTCGAGACTTCAAATTACTATTATTATGAGAAGGATGACTCATTCTATATTGAAGATATACTTGAAAATGCGAAAACATTACTTGATAAATTTGAATATTTACTAGAATGGGAAGATTACATATTTCAAGTTGATAGTGATTATGATGACGAAGAAGATATGGATGATGAAGATAATATGACAATAGATGACGTAGCAGATTCCTGTGGATTTTATATTGATGATGACAATCATTGGATTCCAAAAGATGATTACTCCTTTGATGATTTTGATGAGGATGCTAGATTTAGAGAAAATCTTGAATTAGTTAACGGATATCACATTTACAACGATGTTGACGACAACGGAAGGTTTTATTGGAAATAATAAAAAAATAGAATTCGGAGGAATTAAATGAACAAAATTAAAATGTTCGAACTACCAAAGATAAAAATTCAACAAATCATCAAATCAGATTATAATTTTTCTATCACTGAAGAAGATGAAAAACAATACATAATACAACAGCAGGATACTCCCCTATTCAGACAATTATCTTTGATTAGGGGTAAAGAAACAAAAAGAATCGATGAGCTTGTATTCGTTGAAGCTAAACATAATAAAAAACGCAGACCTCTGTTAGAAAAACTACTTAAAGAAGGTTTTTACTATAATGGTAAATTGTTTGTGAGATACGGGAAAAGTTCTTCTCAAGCAAAAGACGGTGTTACAGTTTTCATTGATAATGACGTATATGAAGAAATGATGGAACGTAGTCAACTAGGAGTTAAAGTTGAAAAATGTGTCATTTCCAAATATGAAAGCTACCGAAACTTAATTTTAAGCTCTTGTCAAATGGTTGATGAAGAATTACCTTACATAGTTATAGTTGATGAATATAGTAAAATGATACATGATCAGCATGTTAGATATGCTGTACAAAAAGATGTGGAATATACTAATCCGCAAACTCATAAGAAAGTAATTGCAAAAAATCAGAAATTTATTGAGGAAAGTACAACTGATATAGAAATATTACCTTTCGATGGTTTTGGAGTACATACAAAAGAAATCAGTAAACTATTCTCTAAATATACTGCTAGTACACACGATTCTGTTCTATTTCAAATTCGCTTACCCTTTATGAAAGGTGTAACAATCGAGACGGATTTTAAAAAATACTACGCTAGTTTAGATACGCCTATTACAAAGATAAAAGATGTATTTGGTAAGTGGCATGATATTGATAAAATTGATTGTATTTGGAATACATCAATGTGGAAAGGCGCTGGCATATTCAAAAAAGAATTCGGAAGCGAAGGATGGAATGAGTATCTAAAAAGAGTTAATAAATATGGATATAAAATAGGTATTAGTAAGTACAGTCATCATTTAGATGAGATTAATTTATACTCCAAGCTCAACTTTCAGTATCTTCAATGTTTAGATTTGTGGAACACAAAATACATAGATCAATATAAGAACCATGATAAATATGACATTTTAGATAAAGATAACAATGGTAAGATAGTTGATTTAGCTACTTACTCTACTGATTTACTGGAGAAAATAATCAAAGGTGATAAATTATATTCCTTAAAGTTTTTGGGTATAAACAATACGCTTGAAAGTGATTTAGAAAGTAAATATATTCAAGCAATCTTAACTAATGACTCAATGTTAAAAGACCCAAGTATTAAAAAAATGCTTAAACGTAAATTAGACAAAACAATTACTCAAATGAAATACGGTAAGATTTTTGCTAAAGGTTTTTATCATACTGTTGTCGGTGATATAAAAGGCTATTTAGAATATGCTGCGGGATTGAATATTACAGGTTGTTTACATGAAAGTGAATTTTTCACACATTCCTTCCCTATTGGAGATGCCGTCTCTTTCAGAAGTCCTTTGGTCGATCCATCAGAAGTTAATAAAATTAAATTAACAACAAATGATTTTACTGATGAATATCTGCAACACTTGAAAAATCATGATATTTGCATGATAAACATGTACGATTTAACTCAGCAACAACAAGGTGGAATGGATATGGATGGTGATAGTGTTTTTCTCAGCGTAGAACCTATTTTAATAAATTCCAAAATTAATACTCCTATTGTTGTTGATATGGATGATAAAGTAACTACTGAGCCAGTAGAATACTGTATGGATGAGATTGTGAAATATGAATGTAACAGTCGTGATAGTAGAATTGGAGAGATTACTAATATTGCTACATCTATTCTTAATCACTATACCGAGAATGAAAAATGGAAAAAAGTAAATGCTGATAATGTTTCCTTGTTACGTTTATACCAGGGAAAAGAAATTGATTTTCTAAAAACAGGATTTAGATGGATAATAACTAAGAATTTAAGAAAGTACTTAAAGAAACTGCCATATTTTTTATTACATAACTATCCTAAAAAATTAGATGTTTACAATCGTTTAAAAGCAATCAACAAGTCGAACAATTATATAGAAAGAGTTGAATATAATGCATTTAAGTCCCCCTCCCCACTCAATGAGTTATGTGAATACATTGAGCAATGGGAAAAAAGAAAGATTGACTGGGATAGAAGTTTAATTAATAATGGTCATCTTTTAGTAGATAACTCATTACAACTAGAAGACAAAAAGGTAATGAAAAAAATAAGAAAAATTATAATTGAGTTTGATGAGAAGTTTCGTGAAATACTTGATACTGAAGAAGAAATTGATATGAAACCAATAGCCGATTTATATAAAAATAAATTACATAAAATCATAGGTGATGACTATCTGTTAGCTAATTATTGTGTTAAAACGGCATACCGATCCATGAGCACTGATAAAACATTATGTTGGCTATTGTTTAGTGATGTTATGTTATCTAATCTTAAACATAATTCAGATGAGCGAAAAGAATTAAAAATTGTAGAAACTTCAAAGCAAGATGTCAATTCTCATGAATTTCTAGGAAGACACTATAAATTTATGAAAGTTTTAGGAGAGTGATATATTGCTAAGTGATATTTTAGAAGACTATCAAGAAGCCGATGAAACATTAAAAAAAGAATTACTTGATGAGTTTATTGATTTAATTTGGAAAAGTAAATGTCGGTATAGTACGTATAAAAAGATTTATACATATGATGTTAATGATGAGCTATTAGATGACAGGCAAGATTTAATCGAATTATTCAATAAACATAGAATAATCGAGTTGGATTTTTGTAAAAGTTTTTATAAAAAGAAACTAACTGCTGCGGATTACATAAGAGTACACATTAATAACATGTTTGGATACCTGACTGATAAAAATGTGTACTTATCAAAGCAATATTATGAAATGGTTATGACTCCTAGAAACTTATATTACATAGTTGTAAATAAATTAAAGAATAAAGAAGAAGTTAATTACAATGAGGTAAGACATAAAATTGATTATGCATTAGATAAAGCTCCTACAATAAAAAAGATTGATCAGGAAAAGAAAATTGAATTAACATGGAAAGAATATAAAAAGTTAATTAACACATATATTGAAAGATTATTTAATAACTACACTCCCCCACATGAATACGAAAAAGAACATGGATGGGAAATGAAGGTTAATGTTAATGGTTGGAGCGATGATAATTTTGCTGTTAAGTATTTTTGTAAGAGTTTAACTGGATACATGCAGAATTATGTAAAGGATATTAATAGAAATAAAAAAGTATTTTGTTTAGGTTGTAATGAACAAATCTTACCAAAAAGCAACAGGCAGAAATATTGTGACAAATGCTATAAGGAGCATAGAAGAAATTATCAAAAAATTTTAATGAGAAATAAAAGAGGAAATGTTAGCAATTAGAGCTTATTTATCAGTATGGATACATAATAAAATTTTTCTTTTAACTTGTGTATTTGCACCATTCATTAAATAAAAATAAATTACATTAAGAGTAGGTATTTATCATCCCCTCACCTCCCTCCTACTCTGCAAGAAAGTAATAAAAATATTAAATAAGGGGTTTTGTCAATGGGAAACAAATATGGTGACATTCGTTGGAAATGGTTAGCTGAAAAAGGTTTTAACGTTCTATCTGATAAACATCAATATGCTTATATGCAAAGTTTATGGAGTCCCGTTGATATTGTTCATGGATGTTTTTGTAATAGTCCGGCAGGCACAGGAAAAACAACATTAGCTGTCTTAGCTGGTATTTATGAAGTTGAAATAGGAACATATGATAAGTTAATTTACATAAGAAATACTGTTGCAGTTCGTGATCAAGGATTCTTACCTGGAACAACAGAAGCTAAAGAATCGCCTTATATGCAACCATTAATTGATGCGATGGATTATGTCCACCCTTCCCTTTTTGAAAAGTGGTCTAATGGCGAAGAAGGAATTCCGAAAGTTTATGCCATGTCTAGTTCTTACAGCAGAGGTGTAACATTTAAGAATGCATATGTAGTAATTGACGAGAGTCAAAATTTTGATTTACATGAACTACAAACGCTTTTAACAAGAGTAGATTCTACCTGTAAGGTAGTAGTGATTGGTTCCACACTTCAGGTTGATAACACAAAACTTAAAAGATACGGTGGTTTAACACCATTTGAAGTTTATATGAAACATTTTGAAGGATTCAATGTTACATATCATAAATTGGAAACTAATTATCGTGGAGCGTTCAGTTTACTTGCTGATCAAGTTTTAGATACAGTAAATAAATTATAAACAAGTTAACAGTTACGCTGCACAATAGCACCTAAATACAACAGTGACTAATAAAAGTATTAGAACATTAATCATTTAAATATGAGAGCCCTCGATTGACGAAGGCTCTCTTTATTTTGTTTTAAGGATATAAAAGGAGGAGAATTACAAATGGCAAAAAAGAAAAATCTAGACACTAAGACAAGTAATAGAGTTGGTATTCTAAATTTTGAAGATTTTACTGTAGTTAATATTGATGAAAAAGATGGTGGAGAATTCACCTATGATTTAAAGGAAATGCTGAAGCAATTTGATGGCAGAAAAGTTTCTATTACTGTTTCATATGAAGATGAAGCCCCTGTTGTTGAGGAGGTCTAATAGATGACAGAATATAATTTTGATAGATTACAAGGTGAAACAGACTTCGATCATTTGAAACGTGTAGCAATTGATAAGCTAAACAAGTTACATAATATGGATTGGCTAGATGTTAAGGAAATGTTTAACTTCCAACACAGTGCTGAATCACTTCGAAAGTATGCTTCTGGGTGGAAGTTGGAGTTGGAAGCTAGAGAAATTGAACAGCTATCCTCTGATGAAGAAATTCCTTATAAAGAAACTACTGAAATTATGGCTAATGGTTCTCATAAATCTGATAAACTGCTAAGAATGACTTCTGAACAATCTAAAGATGTTGATTATCTCCTCTCTGCTCACGGATTTGATACGAAATCATGGGAATTAGTCAATGCTAAGAATAATATTTGGAATGTGCATAGTAAGCAAGATGGTGTTCAAACTTTATATTCTAGTAAAATAACTGTTAAACCGAGAGTTAATGGATTTGATTATGAGAAATTTCTTGAAAAGGCTAAAAAGGAAATTATACCTGTACATATTAAAGAGAAAACTTCTGATGGTACAGGATTATTAGAAATTCCTTTATTCGATATGCACTTTGGTGTAAATACATATGACGACTATTTAGTTGTGAAGGAAAGTATTATCTCAAAGATTGCAAGTAAGAAATGGGATAAGATTTTCTTTATAATTGGGCAAGATCTCCTGCACAATAATGGATTTGACGGTAAAACATCAAGTGGTACTCCTATTGAACAAGTGGATATGGATAAAGCTTGGGAGGATGCATTTAAATTCTATTGTGAGTTAATTAATCTAGCACAAGATAACTCACGAACAGTTGAATGTAGTTACTCTATTGCTAATCATGATGATTCAATGAGTTGGGCTTTTGTAAAATGTTTAGAAGTTAAATTCCCTGATGTTGAATTTGATACTTCCAAGAAAGTTAGAAAATCATTTCAATGGAATGGTATCTTTGTTGGCTATACACATGGGCATAAAGGTGCTAACAGACTTCATGAAAACTTCTTATCTGATTTCGGTAAACAAATGGCAGTAGCAGATGTCGTTGAAATTCACAGTGGACATCTGCATACAGAAGCTGCTAAGGATAAGTTTGGAGTGCTAGTTAGAACATTGAGTACTAAAGGTAAGACCGATGATTGGCATGACTCCAATGGATTCATAGGGGCTCACAAAAGGTTTCAATTATTTGAGTATTCCCCTACTAATCTTGATGCTATATATTATATTTAATTAAAAATAAATTACATAAGGTACGATGTTTACACATCCGCTTCCTCCCTATTATATTCGTGGAGGTAATGACATGGAAGATTATCCAAATTTAGTATTAATACCAGATAATTCTGAGACATTAGAAGATATTGTTGAAGATTTTACTGAAATGATTAGTTATAACCTTAATAAAGGAGTTTCAGTGAAAGAGTTCTTAGAATTATTTGCAGAAGAAGTTTCTTTTTGGTCATTAAAACAATACTTAATTACTTCAGCTAGACAAACACTATCTAATTTAGAAGAAGTTTGTCAGTTTGAAAATGACTTTTTAGAAGATTTAGACGATTAGCTTAAAATCAAGGTTTTATTTTGACTTATACATACTTTATTCCCAAGGTCGAGGAGATTAATTTCTTCTCGGCTTTTTAATTTAATCCATTCCCAGAGAACATTTGGTGAGTATTTTTTTTGGTGTTCGCTTCCACCTCCCCTCTCCTTTTACTGCTCATCAAGTGCTCTCTTGAAATGGATTAACAGAATTACTTTAGAAAGGAGTTGAGTTTCTATGAGTGAAATATTAAAAATTGTTTGCTCATGTTGCACTAAAGAAAAAAAAGTTGGAGATTATTATATTTCTCACTCTCCTTTCCATCAAGGAACAGGACGATTGCATGTTTGTAAAGTGTGCTTATTAAAAAATATTAATGATAAAAAATCATTAATTAATACTTTGAGGATGATTGATAAACCATTTATTGACCAACTATTTCTTTCCTCATTAGAAGAATCTAATAAAACTAATAAAGCTGTTTGGTCTCTATATATGAAAAACGTATCAATGGGTCAGTATAAATCCTTCAATTGGAATGATAGTGAATTTGAAGGACATAAAAAGGTAACTGCACAAGAAGTTATAGACAATGAAAATATACTTTCAGAAATCGAAGAAGAAATTGTTACTCTAGATAAAGATGAATTAAGGTTTCTAGTTAACTTTTGGGGAAAAGGGTTTGAAGTTGAATCATACATATGGCTGCAACAAGAGTACGAAGACTTTTTGAATAGATATGAATGTGATTCAAAAGGGATGGAACTTCTTATTAAAGAAATATGCCTCCAACAATTAGATATTAAAAATAGGAGAGCTAACGGTGAAAAAGTTGATCAGCAATTAAAAACGCTTCAAGATTTATTGGGATCAAGTAATTTGAAGCCAGTCCAAGAAACAGGAGCAAATGCAGTTGAACAAGAGACATTTGGCACTTTAATCAAGAAGTACGAAAATGAGAAACCTATTCCAGAGCCCGACGAGAAATGGAAAGATGTTGATAAGGTTAGTAAGTATATTAGAGTATTCTTTTTAGGGCATTTAACTAGAATGCTAGGGTTAAAAAATGAGTATGAGGAAGAATATTGGGAAGAGATTGATAAATTAACCGTTGAAGAGCCTGTTATGGATGATGAGGAATTAGATAATGGCGAGTTATAATAATTTCCAAGTTAACCGTAATAAATCTTCTAAAGGTATCAACGTCTTTCAAAAAGATAGAAATTTTAATACAAAGAAAACAAAATCAGAACGCTTAATGGATGGCATAGGGATATGGGCTTCTTTTTATAGAAGTAATCCTCATCGATTTGTTAAAGAGTATCTTGGTATTACGTTAAAAATGTTTCAATGTATATTGATTTATATGATGATGCATAACCATTACTTTATGTATCTAGCTAGTCGTGGGCAAGGAAAAACGTTTTTAACTTCAATATTTTGTTGTGTACGAGCAATACTCTTCCCTCAAACAAAAATTGTCATAGCATCTGGAACCAAAGGACAAGCGAGAGAAGTCATTGAAAAAATAGACGATCTTAGGAAGACTTCTCCTAACCTGGCTAGAGAAATAAGCGATTTGAGAACTTCTACTAATGATGCTCGAGTTGAGTTTCATAATGGAAGTTGGATTAAGATCGTTGCATCTAATGATGGAGCAAGAAGTAAAAGAGCAAATTTACTAATAGTAGATGAATTTAGAATGGTTGATTTAACAATTATTAGTAAAGTTCTTAGAAAGTTTTTAACTGCTCCACGTTCTCCTAAGTATTTAGAAAAAGAAGAATACGCCCATTTAAAAGAACGTAATAAGGAAATATATTTGAGTTCATGTTGGTACAAGGTGCATTGGTCTTATAACAGGTTCTTAACATACTATAAAGCTATGACAAACGGAGCGAAATATTTCGTTTGTGGTCTCCCTTATCAGCTTGCAATCAAAGAAGGACTTCTTGATGAAGAACAAGTTCGAGATGAGATGTCTGAAGATGATTTTGACTCAGTGGGCTGGAGCATGGAAATGGAAGCATTATGGTTTGGTGAATCTGAAAAAGCATTTTTTAAATTTGAAGATTTAGAGAAAAACAGAAAATTAGCCTCTCCTCTTTATCCTAGAGAATACTATGATTTAATTAAAGATACGTCATTTAAATATGATAATAAAAAATCAAACGAAATAAGATTAGTAACTTGTGATATTGCTGGTATGGCTGGTAAGGAGAATGACTCGAGTGTTTATACGGTATTTAGATTAATACCTATTAAATCAGGATATGAAAGACAAATTGTTTACATGGAAAGCTTGAATGGAGAAAATACAGTACATCAAGCTATCCGTATTAGACAATTATACGATGACTATGATTGTGATTTCATTGTCTTAGATACACAAAATATTGGTTTAAGTGTGTATGACCAATTGATTTTACCTCTCTACGATAAAGATAGAAATAAAGAATACGAACCTTTGAATTGTATTAATAATGATGATATGGCGGAAAGATGTACGTACTCTAATGCTGAAAAAGTTATCTATAGTATTAAAGGTAACGCATCGTTGAACTCTGAGATAGCATTTGTTATGAGAGATAGTTTAAAGCGTGGGAAAATTAGAATGCCAGTCAATGAAATGGAAGGTAAAGAATACTTAAAGAAATTAAGAGGTTTTGAGAATTTACCAGAGGAAATGAAAGCTAAATTTGTATCTTCGTACTCTCAAATAACTCTACTTATAAACGAAATGATTAACTTAGAAGCTGAATTTAATGACTCGAATGGTCAAGTTAAATTAAAAGAACCTAATTCAAAACGTAAAGATAGGTATTCTTCTGTTTCATACGGTAATTATGTTGCCACTCTATTAGAAAGAAAATTAAACAAGAATGAAGAAATTGATATTGATGATGATCTAGTTTACTATTAAAAAAATTAAATTACGAATTGGAGGTGTATGAATGGTTGAAACAGTAAAAATAGATATGGAGTCAGAAGAGTATCAACGCATGGTAAATGATTATCAAGATTATATCGCTACGTATGTTAATGGATTTGTGAGTAACTTATTTTCAAAAGATATTGTGAATGAAGTTGAAGCGGAGACAATTAAAAACTATTTTTCTAATCCTGATACTTACCAAAAAGAAATTGAGGATTTAGCACAATACTTTTATATTTCTACAGCAGAAATACATCAAATGTATGAATTAATAGAATCTCTTCCAACCCTAAATTATAGATTAGAGTTATTCGATACTTCAAAAGGTAATGAGAAACATATATCTACAATTAATAAGACTCTACATAAAGTGAAACACAAACGATTAACAAGAGACTTAATGAAACAGACCACATCAGCAGGCACTTTAGTTGGTATATGGCTAGGCGATAAAAATAAACCCTACCCTTATGTATTTGACGACTTGAAATACATCTTTCCTGCTTCTCGTAAAAACGGAGAATGGGTTTGTGTTATAGATATGAGTTGGTTCTCAACTATGACTGAATTCCAAAGAAACATTCAATTTTCTAATCTAAGTCCTTATGTTACAAAAAAGCTTTACGAAGCCTATTTAGCTGATACAAATAATAAACAATATCTTGAACTGCCTCAAGATAGAACATTTGTACTAAGAACAGGTACTTTAAAAAGAAACCAAGGTTTAGGAACCTCATGGGTCACTCCAGGTTTAAGCGATGTTTTACATAAGAAAAAATTAAAAGATGTTGAAAGATCAATTGCCAATAAGATAATTAATGCTGTTGCTGTTCTAACTGTCGGTCATATCGGAACTAACGAAAAACTACAAGATTATGCAAACTTAAAATTACCTAAGGCTGTAAAACAAAAAGTTCATAGTGGTGTTAAGGCAGCACTTGAAAAAAACAACTCCAATGGAGTTACTGTAGTTACTATTCCAGATTTTGCTTCCCTTGAATTCCCTGATGTTAAAACAGACGGTTTAGATGGCGATAAGTTCGAACATATCAACAATGATATACAATCTGGATACGGAATTTCAGGAGCTATTTTAAATGGGAACAGCGGTAACTACTCTACTGCTAAATTGAACTTAGATACAATTTATAAGCGCCTGGCTGTATTACTTGAAGATATCGAACAAGAAGTATATCAAAAATTATTCAATATAATCCTCCCCTCTTCCCAATCGGATAATTACAGAATGGAATACGACAAAGAAACTCCATTAACTCAAAAAGAAAAATTAGATGTATTGATCAAACTTAATGATAAAGGTTGGTCTATTAAGCATGTAGTTGATCATTTAGCTGGTGTTTCATGGGAATCTTATCTTGAACAAACCTTGTATGAGACTGAGGAGCTTGAGCTACAAAAGAAAATTAAGCCTTATCAATCTAGTTATACGATGAACGGTGATAATGATAGCGGTAGAACTGTTGTTGAAGATCCGACAAATGAAAATACTATTCAATCTAAAACTATAGATGGGAACAACTCCCCTACTTAGTTACTTTTCTCTCTTTAAGGAGGTGAGATATTGAAAAAAAAGAGAGCATTATTTGATATTAAATTAAATTCAATACAGGACACTGATAATCCGACTAAAAAAGAAGTCGAGTTTATACTACATGATTTCGAAGTTAGTCATAATAATTCAATAATCTCAAAAGAGACTGCATTAAAGACCTTACATACTTTAAAAGATATGCCTATTGTTTGTAAATATCATCCAGTTTCAGAGAGTGGTGCAGAAGATGATGCTCTTGGCTCTCATGAACTTTATTTGGATCAAGACAGAAAATCTGGTGACACCATATTAGGATTGGATACAGTACCTATAGGAGTTTTTACTGAAGATGGTTACATATCGACTATTCTTGATGAAAATGGTCAAGAAAAAGAAGTTGTTATTGGTAAAGGAATATTATGGGCTTCTAGATTCCCCAATGTCATTGGTTTACTAAAAGAATGGAATGATAGTGGAATTGATGTAGTTTCAAGTATGGAAATTCTATATGATAGTTACTTGTTTAAAGATGGAGTTGAAGAAATTCTTTCATATGTTTATGAAGGACACTGCATTTTGAACTCTGAAGAACGTGGCGATCATCAAAAAGTCTATCCTGCTTACGACGTTTCTAAGATAACAAAATTAGTTGCTCAAGCAGTTAATCAAGAAAATATTGATAAACAATTGAACGACAAGGAGGTTAATAAAGTGGAAAAATTTAAGAAAGTGTTTGAATTATCGCATAGTGATATACGATCAAAATTATATGCTAAATTGGATGCCACACTTGGCGAAAATGAAGATTCGTGGATTTCAGATGTATACGAAACTTACTTTATTGTGAATTTATATAGTTGGTCTGAAGAAAATTCGTATGATAAACACTTTAAGTTAAACTATACAGAATCAGAAAATGATGTTGAAATTGATTTTGATTCAAAAGTTGAAGTATTTCTAACTCGCAACTGGGAAGAGCTTGTTCCTGAAGCTGTTCAATCCCAACTTAATGAAAAAGATCAGACTATTACTGACTTACAAACACAAGTTAATAGTTTAACAGAAACGAAAAATGATATTGAAAACAAATTCAATAGTGCTTCTGAAAAGGTTGTTGAACTAACTACTAAAGTTTCTGAATTAGAACCTTTCAAGACTCAATTTGAAGCGAAACAAAATGAGGAAAAACTTAATGAGAAGAAAGAATTCTACTCTAAGAAATTTGAAGCATTGAAAGCAAGTGATACATTTGCTTCAGATGAAGTTCAAGAACTATTAAATAAATCTATCTACGAAAATGAAGATGGTAAACAAGCAATCTTACAGTTAAACAGTATTTTAGTAGATTTAGTAGTATTTGAACAAGCTAAACCAGAGGAAAATGTTATCAGAGAAGTTTCTAGTAAGAGAGAAAACCTTATTCCTGCTAGTGATGACTTTGATAGTAGATATTCAAAATAAAACAATTAAATTACAAATTGGAGGAATAAAACAATGGCAAGTCGTATTTTAAAAGCCTTAACTGAGGTAGGCACTCATACTGTTGGTAACTTAAATTCTATGAAAATCAAAACACTAGCGCATGGTGCTTTAGTTGAAGGAACAGATATTGATAACTTCACACTTGTTGAACTTGGTTTCAATGACGATGGAGAACGTACTGCGAAACAATTATCAGCTATTGATAAGAAGGCATACTTAATTGCTACTCCTGAAGTGAGATATTTAGGTGAAGCAATGGTTGATTTCTATAATGGGGTTGGAGAACGTGCGAGAATCGTAATTTTCGAACCGGGTTATACTCGATTTGAAACATCCGCATTCACATTAAATACTGGCGTTTCTGCTGTTGCTAAAGGACAGGTTGCTCACTTTGATCCTGCTACTAAGAAATTTATTATTTCTGAAGTTGGATCAGCTCATGAAGATTACGCAGGATCTTCTGCTAAGTTCTTAGTAGTAAATAGTGAAGATGACATGGAATACACTTTAGGTGCTGCAACTGTGCGTCTTGAAGTAATTGAAGCCTAATTTTAAAAATAACTTATAAGGAGATTTAATAATGACACTTGATAACTCAAAATTAAAAGGCTTGTTTAGCCGTGTATACAATAACAAAATGGAAGAAAAGGATTCAACTGATATTAAAGCTTATATTACTAAAGTATTCGGCGATGGTTCACAAACTCCAGATCCTTCTGCATTGCATCAATTTAACACTTTAGTTGTAGAAATGGCAGATGAAATTGCAAAACCTATGGTGACTAACCTTCTTTCTTTATTTGCTAAAGTGGAAAATCGTAATCGCGGTGATTTAGTAGAATTAAAGATTCCACAAAAGAACAAAGCTAAGGTAGTTTGGTCTGCTGTTGGTTCTGGTGTGGATTTAGTACGTGTAGAAGGTAAAAAGTCTATTGTAGCAGTTCCTGTTCACCTATCTACTGGTTTCTATTATGAGCCACTTGATTTAGTTAAGGAATCAGAAGAATATTTCCGCAAATTAATCAATGACGTTGCTAATGCAAAAGTACGTTTATTCCTTGATAAGATCAATGAACTTACTGCTACAGCTATTACAAGTGGTAAGATCCCAGGTAAAAACGTTGTAACAGGTGCTAACTTGACAATTGCACAATACAATAAAGTGGCTTCTGTACTTCAACGTTATGGTGGTCGTCCTGTATTTGTTGCAGATGCTTTATTGATTGACTATTTTGCTATGCAACAAGCTACAGATTCTACTTTGAAAAACCTTTTAACTGATGGTATTAAAGATGAATTATTAACAGCATTAAATCCAGCAACTATAGCTCGTACTACTGCGGTCAACTTGGTAAACCCATTCACTGATGCTACTAACTCAAAAGTTGAGCTTCCAGTAAATAAAGGTTACATGTTTGCCGGTGGAGTAGAACAAAAACCATTCTCTATCGTTGAGTATGGTGGATTACGTCAACAAACTGCTACAGATATTGAAGATGAAAGAGTTATGATGAAAATTACTCAAGATGTTGCAGTTAACCTATTATTTGGTGAGGCTATCGGGATTATTGAAGAGCAATCTGCAGTTACTTTATAATTTTTTATAAAAATAAATTACAAGGGGTAAGAAAAAACTTACTCCTTTCTTAGGATAATAAGGAGGATATCTTATATGACAGATAAAGTTAAATTAGGTAGATATAGAAACACATCTTATTTTGTTAGATATGATGGGGATGGATCAAATCGTCAGTATACATGGAATGGTAGTAAAAATGGTAAACCTGATGTAAAAGAAGTACCTCGTGAGGTAGTTGAATGGTTAACTATGAGTACTATTTGTTTTGACAAAGGCGAATTGGTAATTATGGATCAGAATGAAACTACAACTGAACTAAAAGATGGTATCGCAGAGATTGAAACATATGAAAATAACACTCACTCTCATGAAGAAATTAAAAAATTATTAGAAGGCAATATCAATAAAATGAAAGCATCTTTAAACAAAATTACCGTTGATTCAGAAAAACAATTTGTTCTAGAAGTTGCTGCTACACTAAAAGATGATTTAACTAAAGGTAAAATTGATTTCTTAGCTAATTGGATGAATATTGACCCTTCTCTTCTATTCGAATAAGGAGTGATGATAAATGACTTCTTATGATGAAATTTGGACTACCTTTCTAAATAATTGTAAAGTATCCGATTTAGATTTACCTCAAACGAATAAAGCAATTTATGAATCTATCAGAAATGCAGTCATGTATATGAATAACAGACTGAGAACAGACCTAATTTGCGATGATGTTAAAGAAACGCTAGATAAAGAAATAACACAAGATCACCTTTTGATTTTAGCAAACTATATTCGTTATATATTTTTAATTAACCAAAAGACATACTTTGAGAATCTTTGGCAGCCTTTCTCGAAAGATGTAGGCTTAAAAAACTTCAGCACTCAACTTAACTCTCTTAAATCATCTATTGAACTCCAAGATAAAACTATTGACCGTTTAATCATGAATACGGAGGTTGATTTCTTATGAGCAACCTTAAAGTAAAAATAGTTAAAAATGACGGAACTATTGAGATTGAATCGTTGTATGCTTATTGCTCAAGAATTAGTAAGAGAAATAATTCAATCTTATATAAGTTGGAGAATTATCTAGGTAAAAGATTATTAGATGAGCCGGATTTGGTTGAATTGAGAGATATTATCCTTACTGTTAGCGCTGATGTTTCCAAGATAAGTCAACTAGTCATTTGTGGTGATGAAGATGAAGGATTATAGTAATTATCACAACATAAATACCAATGATAAAATACATCGAGACGGAATGACCTTATTAGAACATTCTCTTAATGGTTTTGAATCTTATGAAGCATTTGTAGATAGCTATCCTACTCCTATTAGAGTATTGATTTATCAAAAATACGATTCTGATAGTGAAACTAAAAGAGTTATCGGGCATATTGCAGATATAGAACGTGGGAACATATTAAACATCAATAAGCAAGATTGGTTAGTTGTGACAATTCCAGAGGATAACAAAATTTATCGAAAAGCAGATATGAAGATTTGTAACTCCTTCTTCCCCGCCATTACTGATAAAACGAAAGTTTTAATGCGGGATGATCAAGGAAATGTCATTCGAGATAAGTTTGGAGATCCTGTTTATCAATGGGTTGGTGGAGAAGAATTCTTAGTACCCTGTATTGTGGAATCTAGTATAAAAGATAGAGAGAAAAATAGTCAGCTAAATCTTCCTGATGGTCGAATTGTTATAACAATGAAATATCAACCAATTTCCAATGTTAAAGATAACTCTGAGTTTATGATGTATGACAATACTTACAAAATTGTCAACGTTGATAAAACTAAGGTGATTAATGAGGTTGGATTAATGACAATTACGGCTGATATTATACCAAGCGAGGTGACTTCATAATGGGCTTATATGATGACATCCTCAACACATTTATACATATTAGGAAAGATGAAGACTTATTAAGATTATTAACTCTTAAACCAGAGAATTTTGCTGAAGGTATTCCTGACCCCCTATCCCCTACTCTACCAAATATTATAGACAAACCGCCTGAAGAATTATCTGATATTCAAAATAAGCATATTATGAAGTCAGTGAAAGTTGATGATTTGGAGCCTATAAAATTGTGCAGATTATTTATTTATCCAGGAAGAAGAACTCCTGAACGAAATAATTACGCTACTGCAGATCAAGAAATACATATTGATATACTATGTCATGTTGATTATGAGAATGGAGATTTTCGTTCCTCTAGAATTACTGATAGGTTAAACGACTTACTAGTAAATGCAAAAGTTAAAGGTGTGTTTGGGAAATTAGAGTATGTTGGTGGGAATATAATATCAGGTGTACCTAGAAATTATGTTGGTTACAAGTGCGTATATGAGTTTGGAAGTTTTAGAAAATGAGTGATGATCTGAAAATATTAAAAGGCTCCCCTATTCAGTTAATCGATAATATTTTTGTTCATCCTCTCACTCTCGGAGAAATCTCTGAATTGGGCGAAGATTTATATGTTCTCTGTTTGAACGGATTATTAATGAGTAAAAACCACATACCTATTAACGAACTAAGTTATGAAGAAAGAGTTTCTCATTCCAAATTAACAGAATATCAGTTTTTTATTCAGTTACTAGAAGTAGATTTGAATATGAGAGAAATTGTGACTAATGCAATTAGAGTCTTTTTAAGGACTGATTCATTTTTCGACGAAGCAACTAGAAATTTTTATTTAATTAATAATAACAACCATCTTCCTTTGAAAGAGGAAGATTTTTTACGTTTAAGAGATGTTTTATCTAAACAGAACTTCAGAAGTGATTCTGCTGAAAATTATAAACCTGCCAATAAAAAAGCTAACGCATTACTTGAAAGATTAAACAAAGTTAAAAGTGAAATTCAAAAAAAGACTGGTAATGACAGTTTAACTTTAGCAGATACAATTTCTATTGTTGCGAGTAATAGTAAAAATATTAGTATTTTAAATGTTTGGGAGTTAACAGTTAACCAATTATATCTTGAGTATTTAAGACTAGTGCTTTGGGACAACTATCATAACGATTATATCCATCTACCTCATATGTCTGAAAAAGATAGGAAAGAAATGAAGCATTGGGTAGTTGGTAATAATAAAATTAAATTATAATGGAGGAATTATCCAATGGGTTTACAATATGGGATTAAGGAAGTATTAGACGTTAATATCGTCGACTTTAAAACAAAGAATCCTGTTGCTTTTGTTGATTATGCACAAGCAACAACTAATGAAGTTACAGGAGAAAGATTGGATTTAACTGGCGGACGTGGTAATGCTAAGCAGATGTCTTTTGATCACTCAAAAGCAGGTACTTTTACATTAACAGTTCCTTTGGTGGATTTAAATTTACTAGCACTTTTAACTGGAGAAGAGTTAGGTAAAGGTGTTGGTTCAATCTTTAAACGAGAAGTATTAAAAATAACTGAAACTGACGGAGCTCCTTCCGTTACATTATCAGAAACTCCTGTTGGAGACGTAAAATTATATAAATTGAAAGGTCTACGTGACACCGGGGAAGAGTTAACAATTACTGGTGTAACAGCTAAAGAAGTGGATATTTCTACTCCTGCTGTAAATGGTGAAGAAGTTATTGCTTTCTATCAATACGCAGCCCCTGCAACTTCTAATAGAGTTAGTATTAAATCAACTAAATTCCCTAAGACTGTGGCGATTTATGGAACAGGTTTAGCTAGAAACCAAGAAGATGATAGTGATTACCCTTGTCATGTGACTGTTTACAAGGCAAAACCTCAACAAAACATGACTTTTACTATGAGTGGTACTGAAGCTACTAATCTTGAAATTGTCTTTGATATGTATGAAGTCAAAGATGCTTCAGGTGAAGGTACTTATATTGACTACATTTTCGAAAATGACGATGAAGCTTAATACATAAATAAATTTTATTGAGGATTCTTCGGAGTCCTCTTTTTTAGGATTAAAAGGAGGAAAATAATAACATGGGTAAATCCACCGATTTGAAATTAACTAAGAAGAAAGTCAAAGAAGTACACGAAACAGAAAAATACGAACTTAATGACGGTTCTACTATCACATTTTATCCTCTCTTCCCTCATACAAAAATATTAGAATTGCATGAGGATCTTCAAAATATCTTGGCTACAAAAGATGAAAATATAAATCTAAGTGAAAAGTTAACTTTTTCATTATTGCATTTTTTTATTATTAAGCATTTTACCCATTTTAAATCTCAATTGAAAGCTAAAACTTTCAATGAGGTGTTAGGTGAAATTGATGCCTTAATTGATTTACGTGTAGATAATGGAGATAGTGCTTTTGAATTTATTATGAACGAATTATTCTTACAAACAGAGATAAATAAAGTTTATCAATACACAGCTAAACACATTGCACAATTTGAATATGTAGAAAAATTACAAAATATGGTTCAAGAACACCTATTTAAGTTAGATCTGAAAAATGCTGATTTAATTGAGTCGGCTTTTAAGCAAAAGAAACAAATACCTATGGTGTAGTTGGGATTGATGTAAATGGCTACTGACACATTTGATAGTCTAGCAAAGCTATTAAAACATGTTGAAAAGAATCACTTTAGACCAGTAATGGAAACCGTTATGGCTGAAATGGTCAAAGACGAGGAACAGAAAGCTATTGATAATACAGTATATGATGCTTATAAACCAGGAACTGAAGATGGTGAGCCATGGGTTTATGAACGTAGACGGGATAAAGGTGGCTTACGTTCTAGAGATAACATGAAAGTTGATGTTAAGCGTGTTGGGGATGGTATTGAATTATCTGTTGAGAACATAACTAAAGGTGCAAATGGTTATGAAATAGCTGAGGGAATTGAGTATGGTACTGGATATGAATATACATCTAACCGTGATGGTACTGCTGATCAATATACCTCCCCTCGCCCATTCACTCAGGAAGCAGAGAAGGAAATTTTAAGTAGAGACTTACATACGAAAACAATGAAACAATCACTTAAAGCTCGTGGATTAGATATTGAATAATTTATAGGAGGTGAGAAATTGGGTAAAATTGAAAAGAATATGCTTCGTGATAGAGCCCCTAAATTACCAGAAGTGACGGATGAAATGTGGAAATTAGTTAATGCAGAGTATCGTGAATTAGTAGAAGAATTTGTTTCAGTACAAAACCACTCTCCAGCTACTAAAAAGCAATATATATCGGGTCTTAGGCAATTTGGCTATTACGTATATGACGCTATGAATAACAAAGCTCTACATAAAATAACTAAACGTGACTTTTTAAGATACATGAGTTATTTACGTGATAACCGAAAAATGTCTTCTAGTGCAATTAGTTTTAAGAAAGCTTGTGTTTCTAGTCTTTGTAATTATATCGAGAATGTAATTGTTGGTGAAGATGACTTTAAGGATTATAAATTGTTCAGAAACTTCACTCGTGGTCTTCCTCCAATACCCAAAAATAAGGTATATGATAAGGTTAAAGTTACATATGAAGAATACAAGGAAATGATGTCGGTTTTAGAAAATGATGAAAACTATTTAGGTATGGCTTGGTTATCCACCGCCTTTAATGTAGGTGCTAGACGTTCAGAAATAATTCAATTCAAAACTGAGATCACTAGTTATAATTTCCCTGATGATGCTACTTTTGTTTATAGCCATAATGTTCGTCTGAAAGGACGTGGAGAAGACGGAAAAATAGAACCTTACATGATTAATCGAGAGGCATTAGATTATATAAATCTATGGTTAGATAAGCGTGGGTATGATCATGAGTATATTTTTACAACTAAATATAATGGTAGTATAGATCAGATGTCAGCTTCTTGGGCTGACTATTTTTGTGCAAACACATTGTCAGACATATTAGGTAGACGGATTAATCCTCACTTATTTAAAGCTTCTTGTGTCACATATCTATTGGAGCAAGGTGTAAAACTTGAATTAGTCTCTAAATATGTTGCCCACCATGAAAACGTGGCTACAACTATTGCTCATTATGACTTGCGTGATTTCGAAGAAGAAAAGAATAAAATATTTGGTTAATGGGAGTTATATTATGCTCCCTCCCTTCTCCCCTATTGTGCATACAAGAAGACACTGGACAATTCCAATGTCTTCTTGTGTTTACGATAAGTTAAAAGTGCTGTTTTATTAGATGTTTATTTACTAGTTATCTTTCTTAGTGTGTGATTGCATATTTATACCTATAGGTCTCAGATGACTGTAATTTTCATTTTCTTCAATGATAAATAATTCATCAACCGTCACACCTAAAACTCTACTAATAGAAACTAATGTATTAATATCATATCTTGTTTGACTATCAAATCTGCTAATAGTCGGTTCACCTACACCAACCGCTCTAGCAAATTCTTTTTGGTTAGGATATTCACTTTGTTCAAGCAATTCTTTAAGCCTACCTTTAGCAACAAATCTTGTACGCTGACTCATATTTCCTCCCCAATCGTGTAACTCTTTATCTTTATGATTACATATTACTCATTTGTAATATAATTGTCAATAAAGTCTTGACTATATAATTGCATATATGTAATATGTAATTAACAACTAGAATTGCAAATATGTAATTACAAATTTAATATATAAGGGAGAACGATGTGAATGGCTTATGCTATGGGAAAAGTTGAAGTTCTAGTAGGAATGCGAATTGACGGTGACAATGAAGAAGTTGTATTGGAACAAGCTAATTACAAATTTTCACCTGATTTGAACATTGGTTATGAACTGTATCGAATTGATTACAAAGGTGAGCGGCATAAAGTTGATATCTGTGAAATAGTTGGCGAAGGAATTTTAGATACTGTTGAAGAGTAAGAGAGAAATATTTTAGTTATTACATAGCGAGAAACGGTCACGGGTATTATGGAAAGTTTAATATTCGGCAGTGGTGCAGCATACTGATCATATGTGAAGAAAGATGATGAATCCTCACTCTACATCTCCCCTGCCCTATTTTCTTATTAGAGTGAGATATTGTGAGGAGGATGATGGATTGTGATTGTGCCTAATCAGACTACTGTCATGAAATGGAGTAATAGAAATAAAGCCTATTATACTAATCTAGGATATAAGAGTTTTGAGAACGGTAAGGAATTCCATGTAAATGTGGAGCATTTACCTTTTTCTAGCAGAGCTCCAGTTAAATTTATATGTGACTATTGTGGAGAAAATCATATAGCTACTTACAGTGGAAAATCTAAAAATAAAAATCATTTTTGTTCACGTAATTGTCAGGATTCATATTTAATAGGAAAAAAACCTTGGAATTATAGTAAAATTGATTTAAATTGTATGTATTGTCACAAAAAAATATTAAGAGCAAAAAGTGATTTAATTGAAAATAAAAATGTCTTTTGTTCAAAAGAATGTACTGATAAATTTAAACTAGGTCGTCCCTTAGGATATAGGGTTGAGAGATTACAACTAAAATGTACATATTGCTCGTCTGAAATTATTAGAATAAAAACAAGAGTAAATAGTGGTGAAAATCATTTTTGTTCAAGAAGATGTGCTGATAAGCATAAAATTGGTAAATCGAATACTTCAATTATGAAAGGTTCTTTTGTAAATTGTCATACTTGTGGAAATGAATTTTATTTAGCGAAATACAGAATTGAATCTCAAGATAGATATTTTTGCTCCAATGCTTGTCGATTGATATGGACGAAAACGGATGAGTTTAAAGATGTAATGAGCGACTTTAAAAGAGAACAAAATAAATTAAAAAATTATTGTGCACTATGTAATACAGAAACCTATAAATATCCTAGTGAAATTCGAGGAAATATAATTTTCTGTTCATCGAGATGTAGAAATGAATACTTTAAACTTCATAATCCCAATCCAAAAAAAGAAAAAGTAAAAGTTAAATGTTATACATGCGCAAAAATTAAGTATGTGCATGAAAGTGTTTTTAATAAGAATAAGTACTTCTTTTGCTCATTCGATTGTTATCAACAAAGAAGAATGGAAATCTCTGATTTAAAAAACACTGGAACAAGTATTCATGTTAAAATTAACAATTTGTTAGAATCAATAGGGATTAGTTATCAAAATGAAAAAGTATTTGGATATTATTCAATGGATATTTATCTACCTGATTATCAGTTAGGAATAGAAATAATGGGAGATTATTGGCATGCCTCTCCTATAAGATACGAAAGTGTAGAATATTTAAATGATATGCAAGCTAAGAATGCCAAGAAAGATTCTAGAAAAAGAAATTATATTGAAAATAAGTATAATACAAAGATACTTTATTTATGGGAAAAAGACATAAATAAAAATTCTCTTCTCTGCGAAAAGTTAATAGAATTTTATATTCTGAAAAATGGTATTTTAGATGATTACAATAGTTTTAACTATCATTTAACTTCTAACGGAAGCATAGTTCTAAATAACACAATCATTCAACCTTATTTTATGGTTGCAAATACACAGTTTCAGGTTTCTCATATTTAATAATTTCCCAGGCAACCGCAATAATTGACAAAATGTTCTTTATTTCGAATAGTTTCCTCCCTGCTATTTTCTTAATATGGTAAAATGTAGAGAAATATGGGAGGTGAGAGTTTGAGTGAAATCAAAGTAAATAAAGATGAAATAGATATTATACTGGATAATACAATCCAATCAATTACGAATTTTAAAAAGTCAGTATATGGGACAGGTAGTGAATCTTCGAAAAAAGTTAAAAATTATTTAGAATGGACTACTTTAAAAACAGAAATGATCAAAAATGAAGATTTGTTTACTATCCCAGATAATAAAGCTCCTTTGATTAAAAGATCTTATGTGCATTGGGTTCATTTTGGTTTCAATGTAGGTAAAGAATTCGGCGGACATCATCCTGCGGTAATATTAAAGGAAACTGGGGACAGTGTTTTTGTGTTACCTTTATCAAGTGGGAAAATTCCTCTTGATAAAAAAGGAAAACCATATTGCGTAGATATTCCATTTGTATATGATCTAGCTGCAATACCAAGATGGGCGAATGTATTAAGGATTGTTTGTGTGAGTAAGATGAGATTGGATTTCACTTCAAGAACAGGGAGATTGCAAGGGAAATATATGGATGCGATTAATGAAGCGATGAAAAAATCAGGAATAAAAATTTAAACATATGAGTTGACAATAAAACTTACTACCGTTATTATTAGATTAGATAGTTTTGAGAGAGGTACTATACCTCTAGTGAGTTGAATTAGAGAAGAAAAATCTAATTAAGGAAATATTCAAGTAGATTTTTCTTAGTGATCGATCAATAAAAAAGACCTTTACCTTAAATGGTGGGGTCTTTTTTATTGATCTCTCCCCTTCACCATAGTTACAATTTTCATGTGATGTGATATTATGGAAGTAACTATATTTGTGAGGGTGAGACATGAGTGAGTAAAAAGAAAATATCATTATTTATTGGTATAATTTTAATTATTTCAGTTTCTTTATTCTTGTATATAAATAGATTAGATGAGACGAAACTAAGATATCTTGAAAGCAAACTCTTAGAAAATGAATATATATCATCAGTGGACATAACTAAAGATGATGATGCTAAAGTGTTTTCACTCGAAGGAAAGAAATCTTATCCTTATCAAATAGCCGCATACCCATCTTCTAAGTTTATAGAAATGTCAGATGATGAGAAATTGTTGGCGATGGAGAGTATTTCGAAACAGATAGATGAAACAACCGGGACTAGTTCACTTGTCGAATGCGGGAGGAACAAATATTGTTCCATACAAGACATATTTGTAATGGGTAGAGATGAAAATGATGACCTTGTTTCTTACGTAATCCCCTATGAGTATGATCAATCTGCCGATGATTTAGCTATGGAAGTTATCGGTACTGGGGGCAATAAAACTATAACTTTAAATTCATCTAGTGATAAGTCAAAGAAATCAGGTACTTCTAAAGTAAGTATTGAGAAACATAACGCTAAATATAGTGGTAATTTTATTTCAGTCATAGGAACAGTTAAGAATAATACTTCTTCCCCTCTCTCCTATATTGAAGTAAAAGTATCGTTTTATAATGAAAATGGAGATATTCAAGATACGAAAACAACTTATGTAAACAGTTCTGATGCATTACTACCAAATGAACAAAAGAGTTTTGATACTATGGTTGAAATGATCGGAGAGAAATATACAAAGTATAAAATTGAAGTTGTAAATTATAGCAATTAATTTTGAGATGTTCTGATAAGAGCATCTCTTTTTTTATGCACTTTTTTAGAAAGGAGATGTCTTAATGTCAGATTTAAAACTTAGAATTATAGGTACTTTGAATTCTAAAGCTACTATTACCGAAGTAAATAAAGTAATATCCAAAATAGAAAAAGATTTATCAAAGATTAAACTAAATATCCAGCTTGATGATAAAGTAGCAAAGTCTCTTACAGATTATGCTAAAGCTATGGAAAACTATAAGAATATCTCTTCTCAATTGAATAGAGTTCTTAAAGAAGAAAAAACAATTACTAAAGATGTAAATGGCGTTACAAAAGAAAGGATTTCTCAACAGTTAAAAAGTGGAGAAATTATTCAAAAAGAAATAACTCGTATTAATAATAAGAATAAAGCTACTCAAAAGGAAATTGAAAATACAAATAAATTACAAGTAGCGTATGATAAACTTGGTCAGAAACAAAAACAAGTTACTACTCAGACTAATAATGGTACTTCTACTTCTAATCAATTTAAGAATGGATTCACAAATACAACTGTAAATTCTAATGTCAATGGTGATGTTACCTCTGTTAAAACTGTACAGAACCTAGACCAAGAAAGAAAAGCAACTGAAACATTAATAAATAGTAAAAATAAATTAAGAGATACCCTTAGACTTTTAAACAGTGAAGGTAAAATATCTTCTGATAGTTTATCTAGATTAAATAATGCAGTTAATAGTGCTAAGAATATTGAACAATTAAATAGACTTAAACAAAACATTGATAATGTTAATAAAGTTAGAGAAATGCAAAATAAGTTAATACTTGCTCAACGTGAAGCTGAATTAAAAGTAAATAACTTTAAAGCTAATTCTAATTTAAACTCAACGCAAACGGCTCAGTTGAATGCTTACTTACAGTCAATAAACTCATTAACAGCTAGAACTCCTCAATTGAATCAAAGATTGCGTGAAATGTCTTTAAGGTTTAATGAAATAACCTCAGAAGCAAGAAATGCAGGTGCTCAAGCTAGAACATTTGGCGAAAGAGTGCAATCGGCATTTAGCTTTATTTCGGTTGGAATGCTTACATATGGGGCATTTTATGGATTTGTTAATACTATTAAAGACATGACAAATCAAGTGGTTGAACTTGATACAAAAATGACCAATTTACGAAGAGTGATGGATTTACCAGACTATAAATTTAATGATTTAATGAAGGAATCTATTGCTCTAGGTGATCAACTCTCGAATAAAATCGGTGACATCCTTGATATGTATGGCGGCTTTGGTCGAATGGGATATGATGAAAATCAGTTGACTGCTGTATCACGCACTGCTCAAATCCTACAGAATGTCTCGGATTTAACTCCAGATGATACTGTTAATACTCTTACTGCAGCAATGCTCAATTTCAATATAGCTGCGGAAGATTCTGCTCAGATAGCTGATAAATTAAATGAAGTTGATAACAATTACGCAGTAAACTTCTGTTGTGCTGCTTAGTATGGCGACATACTATAAGAAGTTGGTGAACCTGTAAATGCAGGGTGTGTTCTAGCGAATGCTAACGGTGGAAGCCTAAGTCCATAGGGATATGGTAATACCGTGCCAAGCTTGAAGGGAAACTTTCTTGAAGGTGTAACGACTAATTCGTACCTCCTACGTCAAATGATATGGAGATGAGGATTGTACTGTAAAGGTGAAATTCCTTTATAGGAAGTGCCAACGTAGTCATTGACTACAAGATATAGTCTAACCCCTTTTAAATATGTGGAAACACAGGGTATAATTGAACAACATTAGATTTAGCAAATTCTATTCGTAAAGCAGGTAGTACTGCATCTACTTTCAATGTAGAATTAAATGATTTAATTGGTTACACAACAGCCATTGCAAGTACTACAAGAGAAAGCGGAAATATTGTCGGTAAATGTCGAATTGCTGACATTAAATCTCTTCTGATTGACTTGGAACCCCTAACGTTTAGACGAGGGAGACAGGGCGCAAGCGTAATTGCAGCGTGAACGACTAAGTGAAGAGACATTCTTAATAGAATGAAGCGATAGTCTGAACTTCTATGGAGACATAGAGAGTAAGGTTGAAGTGCCTTACCGCCATATAATTAACTATGGTCAGTAACCTTTATTGGTGAAAGTAACAGAGTGAACTCTTTAAAAACTATTTTCGCTAGATTAACAAATAATTCTCAAGCAATTGGTGCATTAAATGATATTGGTATTTCAATAAATGATGCTAATGGAAAACTAAAGCCAACTGGTCAAATTTTAGATGAGATTGCGGCTAAATGGAACACCCTATCTGATGCTGAAAAACAAAATGTGGGTGTAAAAGGTGCTGGCATGTATCAACTATCGAGGTTTAATGCATTGGAATACAGTGCCGTATATTAGTGATAATATATGTAAAATTCGGTGAACTCTATTGCTCAGAGGTGTAAATTCAACGTTTAGTAACAATAGGAAATGATTGCTAATGAATTTGCTAACAGGGAAACCTAAGTTCAATATATCTTATTTATATTGAATATGGCAATCCTGTGCTAAGTCCCCTATTTCTTTTATGGGAGGAAAAGTGCAACGACTAATTGTAGGACGGGTAATGAGCTACCGTTCGAAGTGCCGAACATCTTATTAAGATGATGATATAGTCTGTGCATATAGAAATATATGAATTAACGTGATGAACAACTACTCGATAGCGCAAGAAGCATCTGAAACAGCGGCTAATAGTTTTGGCTCGGCAATGCGTGAACAAGAAAAATATTCAGAATCTCTACAAGCTCGTATTAACCGCCTTTCTAACGCATTTACATCTTTGGCAGTAAGTGCTGGAGATGCACTAATATCTGATACTTTAATTGTGGCTACTGAAGAATTTGGTGACTTTCTAAAAACTACTGGCGATGTAATAGATGTAATTGGAGTATTACCTATTGTAATGGGAACTGCTGGTGTCGCAACAGTATTACTAAGTAAGAATGTTCGAGGAATGTCTACTGCCCTTCTTACTGGAAATGTATCTCTAGCTGGTACTGCAACTTCTTTATTTGGTTTGGAAGCTGGTATGTCAAGAGCAGCTATAGCTACTGCTGTATTTAAAACAGCATTACGTGGTTTAATGGTGGCTACTGGCGTAGGTGCTATATTAACTGTTTTAGGTTTTGCTATCGAAAAAATAACAAACCACTTTGCCGAAGCTAAACAAAAACAACAAGAATATGAACAAATTCAGAATACAACGGTTGAGTCATTAACAGCTAATAAACAAGCAACTGATGAATTATTAAAGAAATATCAAGAATTAACTGAAGCTAAACACTCGGGCAATTTTAATAGCGATAAAGAAAAAGAGTATTTACAAGTATCACAACAACTTGCGGGTCTCCTCCCTTCTCTTGTTGATCATTATGACTCACAAGGAAATGCTGTCTTAAAAGTTGGAGATGCACTTAAACAAGAAATTGAGTATACTAAAGAACTTGTTCGTCAAAAGAAAGAACTACAACAACTTGAAGCTCAAGACAATATCCAATCCGCATTGAAATCAGCAGATAAAATAGACAATAAAATTGATAAAAAGAATCGAGTTCTTGATCATAAAGCTGGAGTCAGTGGTATTAAATACTCAGATGCGGATAAAAAGAAAATCGAAATTGAAATTACTGAATTAAAACGTCAATACAATGAGCAACAAATGAAATTACGTGAAGAGTTGCAGAAAACTGTAGACTCTTATTTTACTGACATAACTATTGACACTTCTATTACTGCTAAAGTAAACAGTGTTATTAGCTCACTTGATGTTTCTGGTGCATCTGCTGAAGAACTGAATACTTTTGCAACCAACGTATCTTCTGCTATGAAGAAAATGCAAAATGCTGTAACAAATAATGATGAGAATGCCTATAAGATTGCTAAAGCTGATTTAGATGATCTTCTTACTTCTTATAATGTTGCTGAAGGCGGATCAAGAAATCTAGAATTATCCTTCCAACAAGTTAAAGATAGTATAAATGGAGTTTCAGATGCAGCTAAAGGTCAGAAAGTAATTTGGGATGAGAATGGTGAAGTTGTCGGGGAAGTTTCGGGTGAATACAAAGATTTATCATCCAGACTCCAAGATGCTAAAGGTGACTTTGAAGCCATAAAAGACATTATCATCGAAATGGCTCAAGCTGGAGATTATCAAGCCGCTGTCAATGTTGCATTAAAAGATGGGTATGAAGCACTTTCAAATGAAATTTCGCCTTTAAATGAAGTTTTAGAGAAAATGGCTAACGGTAAATCTATATCTGCTAACGAAGCGATAAACCTAATGAATAAGGAAAAATCGCTCACCGATGCTATCAAAATTGAAAACGGACAGGTATCCATCAATAAAGAAGCGGTATTAAAACTTCGTGACGCTAAATTAAAATCTTATAAAGATATGGAAAAATCAGTTATAGCAGAAGCGCAAAATACTGCAAATGCTACACTGTCAAAACTTAAAAATTATGGCATCGAAATTAAGGCTATCCAATCATTACAAGATGCAAAGAAACGTTTAGCGGATCTTCAATCAGAAGAAAATAAAAAACGTTTAGAAATGTATGCAATGGGCGGGCTACCTAGTCCAGATGATACATTCGTGAACGACATGGTTGGTGCATACAATTCAATTCAAGATGTAATTGATTTATATGATCAAATCGATTCACTTTCTGGATTAGTATCTCAAGGATTAACTGAAGTTGGCACATCTGCAGAATCTTCCTCTGATAAAACAAGCAAAGCTAACGAAAAATCTACATATACAACTGATAAATATAAGCAAAAAATGGAAGAGTTAGGTCTTGCTTTAGCTAAAGTGGATAAAATTAAAAGTGAATATCCACAGCGTTCTAAGAAATACCAGGATGCAATTAAACAGGAAATCAAACTTAAAGAACAGCAATTGAAGTTAATGAATACTGAAGTTAATAGCCTTAACAAGCAAATTAAATCAGGAAATATAGTTGCTAAAGGTACTAAGACAACTATAAGTTCCACTTCCCCTTCTACTTCCAACTATGCAAGTGGAGGAAGTACTGAAGCGTCTGTTTGGAATTTCTTTAAGTCTAAAGGTTTCTCTGATTCTGCAACTGCTGGTATTATGGGAAATTTACGTCAAGAATCTGGTTTTTCAACCACTGCTGTTAATAGGTCATCAGGTGCTACTGGTATCGCTCAATGGTTAGGTGGGCGTTTAAGTGGACTTAAAAACTTTGCTGGATCTCAAGGTACTAGCTATACTAACCTTAACACTCAACTTGAATGGTTATGGAAAGAATTAAACGGTGCAGACCCTACAACAAAGTCCATCATTAATAAAAATGGTGGTATGAATGCTTTCATGAATATGGGAGTTAACGATGCTGCCCTTCTATTCGAAAAAGCGTTTGAACGTTCAGGTGGTGATGCTCTAGGTAATCGTCAAAAGTATGCCAACAGTATATATACGAAATATGCTGGTACTACCCCTACTGGCTCAGCTAGTGCAGATACATCAAGTGCAATAGCAGATAAAATACAAGCTATTGACCAAGCTAAGTCTGACGTATTGAGTATGCAAGAAGAAGCATTACAGATACAGCAACAAATCAATGATCTTAATATGGAGCTAGTTAACTCTGTTCTTGCTGGCATCGACTACAAAAAAGCTGTACTCGAAGACGACTTGGCTCAAATTGACCTTGTTCAAAGTTATGAAACAGAGTCTTCTAATAAGTGGACGGATGCGCAATTAAAGAAAGAAAAGCTACTTCGTAAACAGTTTGGTTATGAGCAAGAAGCTATAAAATATCTGAAAGAGCAAATTAAAAACAATAAAGCTTTAACCGAAGCGCAGAAAGCTCAATTATCAGATGATTTACTTCAACGTACTCAAGATATGATTTCTCTTGAGACTCAGCTATTAGACCAACGTAAGCAAATGGTAGATACCATTGTTGATACTTACAAACAAGCTGCGGAATCAATTAAAGACACTCGTCTTAAGACAATTGATAAAATGATTGATGCTATCAATAAGAAAGATGACGATGAATCATACACAAAAGACTTAGCTAAAAAACAAAGTGAGCGACAAAAGTTATTAGATGACATAGCTAAATATTCATTAGATGACTCATTTGCAGGTATTGCTAAGGTTAAAGAGTTACAAGATCAATTAGCAGATATGGATGAAGTGCTAGATGACATGCAATCCGACAGAGAAAAACAGCTTAGAATCGATAATCTAAATACTCAAAAGGATTCTATCCAAGAAGAATTTGATAATCTTGTAAATGATGAACGTAAGTTTGCTAAAATGCGCTCTGACATTATCAATGGAAATGCTAGTCAGATTCAAAAGGATTTGAATAAGTATTTCAGTAATATTAAAGCTAATTCTAATATCATGGGAAAAGCTATATCTAATAACCTTATTGATTTAATCAACCAAGCCAATCGATATCTAAACGGTAAAGATTATAAGCCTATCAAAATTCAGAAATTTAATACCGGCGGATATACTGGTGATTCTGAAGGTTTAGCCTACTTGGATAAGAAAGAAATTATTTTGAAAGAAAATGACACTGAAAATTTCTTATCGACTATAGAAGAGTCAAAAACTTTAGCGAATTCGTTGAAAAGTTTAGAGTTGGGAAAAGTTTTAGGTAACGCAGCGCTGAATTTACAGACAAGTTTTAAAAGACCTAATGCCCCCTCCCTTTCCCCTTCTATATCTACTGGAGGAGATAATCATTACCATGTAACATTTGGGGACTTAAAGGTGACTGGTGATCAAAACGGTGCTAAAACATTATTAAATACATTTGTTAACGGAGTAAGAAAATTAGGTGGAAATATATAATCATACTTTGAGTCAGCCTTAAATAGTTGGCTCTTTTTATATGGAGGTGAAAAACAGTGATTAGGGAAAGTTTATATTTTGAATTTGCGGGTGTGCGTTCAACTAGATTTAACATTATGAATGTGTCTGTAAGTAACAGTTTATTTAATGAACCATTAATGAGTAATCGAACAATAAATGAAGTGTCGATTCGTGGTCGAGATAAGCCTTATTTTATAGATATCGAAAAATCCCCTCTCTCCTTTCAATTAAGTTTTTACTTTGATGATAAGTGGGACGATAAACAAATACATGAAGTAATTAAATGGTTGAATGTTGACTATTACCAGCCTCTATCTTTCAGTGAAAATCTAGATAAAGTTTATTATTGTATGCCTGTAGAATCAACTGAACTTATTCATAATGGTTTAAAGCAAGGTTATATCACACTAACCATGCGCTGTGACTCTCCATATGTCTATGGTAGACAATCTACTACTCGATGGTATGAATGTAAGAATTCACCTACTACTTTAGAAATAATAAATCTAGGACATGAAACGATATATCCTTTAATTTATATAAGTAAATTGGATGACGGAAATGTAGAAATTACGAATTTAAGTAGAGCTAATAATGTTCTGAAAATAGTCTCATTAAATAAGAATGAAAAAGTTATGATAAATGGGGAAAATCAAATCATTGAAACTAATTTACCTAACATATATAGGTATGATAATTTCAATGATTTTTATTTACCTCTTTATGTAGGGAAGAATCGGATTCAGATATCGGGAAATTGTAAAATTAAATTTCAATATCGCTTTAAATTTGTTTCATAGGAGGTGAAAATAATTGGGGAAAATAGCCGATATTTCTAAATGGCAAGGAACGATAAATTGGTCTAAAGCAAAAAATGAGTTGGATTATGTTTTCATTCGAGTCCAGTATGGATCTAATTTAATTGATTCTAAGTATAAAGAGTATGTTGCTGGTGCTAAACAATATAAAATACCCTTTGGTCACTACGCATATGCTCAATATGTTTCTGTGAGCGATGCCGTTCAAGAAGCTAAAGATTTTTGGAAACGTTCAGACAAAAACGCTACCACTTATGTTATTGATGTTGAAGAAATTACAACTAGGAATTCAAGCGACTTAGTTCCAGCGACTCAAGCTTTTATTGATTATTTACATAGTCAAGGTGCTAAAAAGGTTGGGTTATATTCAGGTGATTCTTTCTATAAGACTAATAAATTATCAAGAGTTAAAGCAGATTTCTTATGGATTGCAAGATACGGTGTGAACAATGGTAAACCTAGTACTAAACCTTCTATTGCATGTGATTTATGGCAATACACATCTACTGGGTCAGTGTCTGGCATATCAGGTGATGTCGATTTAAATGCACTATATGGTTCTAAACCGCTATCTTACTTTACATCGTTTTCTGTTTCTACACCTGTTCCAACACCAGAGCCAGAGCCTGAAAAACCGCCAGTTGAGGAGCCTGAACCTCCTATTGTTCCTGAATTACCAGAAGAACCAGATGATGATGGTAGTAATGGTGACGATGTTGAGCAACCTGATGATGATACAGATGGAGTAATTAAGCCTCCAATAGAAATACCATATGAAAAAGAGTTAGTTAACCCTAATAGCTTAATTAGTTCTTATATTGTTAGAAATGGAGAAAATGTAGCTAATCCCCAATTGTTCTTAGCTACTCCTACTGGAAATGTGATTGCAGATTTATCTGAATCGTACAATAGAAAGTTGACACTAAATTTTACAAATCCTAATGAGTTATCCTTCTCTCTTCCTTATGAAATAGAAGTATTAAATAAATTAGTTTCAAATAAAACAGTGAATTTATTAAGAGAGAGATTTTTAATAAAGTTACTTTTTGCTGGTGTAGAGTCTTGGTATATTATTACTCAAAAACAGCCCTCTTCATCAGATAGTGACTTAATTAATGTTCAGTGTTTTTCACTAGAGTATGAATTAAGATATCGTAAAATGTTGAATTACCAAGCTGTATCTTATAACTGCCTCCAAGTGTTAAATGATGTTTTAAAAGACACTAATTGGAGCATTGGATATATAAACGATGAATTCAATTTGAAGTACCATCAATTTGATGTGTCTAGCAGTAGTAAATTAGATTTTATCAATGAGATATGTAAAAAATTTAATGCGTATGTAATTTACGACACGGTTAACAAAAAGGTACATATTTGTAAGGAAGAAGAAGTTTCTATTTATAAAGGTTTTTGGGTTGAATATGGTAAATATCTTCAGAACATTGAACAAACAGATGAAATTGAGGATATAGTTACAAGATTGCATGTTAGTGGTGCTAATGATGTATCCATTAATTCGGTTAATCCAACTGGACAATCGTATATTGATAACTTTTCTTATTTTCTTTATCCGTTTGATATGGATACTCAAGGCAATATAACAAATCACAGCTATTATATGTCTGATGAACTGTGCCTTGCATTAATCAACTATAATAAACTAGTAGAAAATAACACAGGCACTTTCAGTAAATTACTAGAAAAAAAATCAAATTTACAAAAGGAATTAGCGGATATAAATGCAAAATTTAGAACATTAGAAAACGAGTTAACGATTATATTAGACAATATTCAAATAGCAAAAGATGGTGGAGAATCAACTGCCTCATTGAATCAGCAGCGGGATAATAAAGAATCTCAAATATCATCTCAGAAAAAGCAATTATCTTCTAAACAGGCTGAAATAACCAATGTTGATGTTGAGCTTTCTAAATTAAATTTATTATTAAAATTAGAAAACAATATTGCTGATAACCTTTTAATAGAATTGAGGAACTTTATTTTCGAGGGCGAATATTCAGATGACAGTCAAATAAATGATGCTGATTTGTATGAATCTGCCATTACGGAATTAAAAAATATTAGTTCCCCTCCTATTAATATTTCAATGGGGATAATAAATTTCTTTGCTGTCCTTGAAGAAAAACATAATTGGAATCGTTTATCTATTGGTGACATTATTAAAATTAAACATAAAAAAATAGGAATAGATGTCAGAGTAACCGTTGATTCTTTAGCATTTGATTTTGATAATTATTCGATTAGCATTAACGTTACTAATACTAAGAGACCTAAATCCGATGAAGAAAGATTAATAAATGCTCTTTATACTATTGATAAGGTTAATACTGATTACAATAAACGGAAGCGCAATTGGAACAATATTGCTACAAATTTTAATTCTCGAAATGATCGTATTTCAGTTACACCTAATAGTCCAACCAACGTAACTATTGCACATAAAATTAACGATAATGGGTCTGCTGACTTAACAATAAACTGGAATTATAATGATTACGAAAAGACTAAAAAAGATGCAGATAACATTGACGGATTTATTGTCTACATGTATTCAGATTTAACCAAAGAACGCTATGTATTCGGATCAACAATTGCAAAGGAAACTATAATATCCGTTAATTATTCTATTAAAACATACACTTTCCCAAGCGTCCCTCCTAATCGTTTTTATACATTGGGGGTTCGAGCCTATAGACATGTTGATGATGACATTAACATAGATGGGATTATCTTTTCTGACTTAGTAACTCCTTCTGACGTAAACCAAAATCCTTATCAACCAAGTGAATTAACGGTTGTCAATGGATTACTCTACGGAAAGGTAAACGGGGCAATTTATGTTACTTCAGATGTTGAACCAGAAGAAGCCGAGGTAAACAAGACTGTATGGGTAAACCCTGCAACTTTAGAACAATCAGTGCTAACCGAAACTGGATATAAACCTCTTTCATCAGGTAATGCTAATTCTGTTTCGGGTTATCCAACTGATATTAATGATGTTCCAAATTCTATTCCAGTTAGAGATTCAAAAGGCTTGATAAACGCATCCATTACAGGAAATGCTAATTCCGTTGGAAATCGTAGACCTGGAGTTTCAAATGGGTTAGCAACCTTAGATTCAACTGCAAATGTTCCTTTAACACAGTTAGGCAATGCATCAAGGTTTGCTAGTGGTAGCTATGTCGGAGATGGAACACAAAGTAAATTAATAGCACTTCCCTTCTCCCCTTCTTTGGTTAAATTATATACAACTAACTCAACAGATGTTAGTTTATTCATTCCGTCTTCAGAAGGCGGTTTTTTATTTGGACAAAATAGTGTTCTCATTTCCCCCATATCTATTGCGAATGGGAAATTAGATAGTGGTGGTTTCTTCACTGGCAATTCAACTGAATGCTATGGAAATAAATTAAATGTCATTTACTACTGGGAAGCATACAAATCTTAAATAAGGAGGTCGATATATGTGAGTTGGGATGATGAAATAATTAATTACAACGACCCCATTGTCTTTTTAAGTAGGAAAGGCGATGCAACTGATCCGTACAAACACATTGTTGAAACCGTTCAGATTGTCAACGGCAGAGCAGTTTTACGTGAGGTTCCAGAACATACTAGAGAAGTCATAGTCACAAGCCCAGATAAAACATGGTATGAAGTCGAAAATGAAGCTTTAGAAAATAATTACTACCAAGTCGACTACATTCAAGGTGTAGTCTTTTTTACTGCAGATAATAATGATAAAAGTGTAACAGTAGAATATTTCGGTAAAGGTGCTTATTATACTCCTGATACTAGAATTTATTTAACTGGAGATAAAAAGTTCACTAATGTGGCATTGAAGTTCAAAGATTTAGATCGTGCAGATTTAGAACAAAAAAATCGTGTTGATGAATTAATAGTAGGAAATCCTCAACCCAGTGAAGTTGTTGATTTAAGGGTCGATAGAAACGGAAAAGTATATAAAGTAGCTAGAGATATGGTTACAGCAATTCAAGGTTCTGTTGAAGAAGCTTTTGAAGGTGCAGATGGTAGACACTATACGTCTATTAAAAATCGTTTTGATTCAGTAGATAAAACAATAGATGAACAATCTGTAAAACTAGACGCATTCTATATGTTATCGAAAAAGATAAAACACAGATTATCAATTTACGAATTTGAAGATTTAATTCCTAATAAGAACACTGCCTCCTCTCCTGACTTTTGGGACTGGACAGAACCTATTAAGGCAGCATTAGGGGATGGTAATGTAGAATTATATTTTCCTGCCGGTACATACAGAACTAGACAAGTAAATATTCCTTCCTTCACTTATATTTATGGGGATGGTTTATACAATACTCATATTTTGTTAATTGAAAATGCTCCTGTTGGAGAACACTTATTTACTAACTCCGATAAAGTCAATAACGGCAATTCTCACATACGTATTGAAGACTTGGAATTAGATTGGAATAGAGAAAGATTGGGATCTGGTTACACAATTCCAGCGGGTCCGACTTCTTCTGGTTTAATGTTAGCTAACACTCAATTTGCATGGATAAATCGAGTTTTTTCTAAGAACGGTGGTTTACATTGTTTTGATATTACTTCTCCGGAGTATAACCGAACAAGTGGACAAAATAGTCCTACTTACTATCAACCAAAAGGTTGCTCAAATATATGGCTTGATAGTTGTATTGCTACTGGAGCGGGTGATGATAACTTCACTACTCATTTCAGCGAGTATATTTATTTTAATAATTGCTATTCCTACGCCCCTCTTGGAAATGTACATGAAGAAGGTGCGGCTAACAGCAATAACTTTGAAATAGATGACGGATCAAGAAATATTTGGGTAACAAATTGTACGGCTATTGGTGGAGTTCGTGGGTTTGAAATAAAGGCGCATGTATATGCCCCTGCTGCTAGAAATATTACACTAGATAACTGTAAATCTATCAACAGTATTCGTTCATTTGATTTACGTCATATTGGACACCACACAGATGATGAACCTATTTCACCAAATGCTTTTGATGTTACTTTAAATAATTGCACGGCTATTAATCCTAAAACGGGTTCTCTATATGCTTCGTTGAGACCACGTGCATTGGTTGTTTCTGCATATCGAAATGTTAATATTAATAATTTTACTGCTATCGGTGAATCTTCTAATTTAACTACTGGTGATTCTGTAATTGTCTTTCAGTATAAATCAGGATTGATAAATGTAAATAACGTTAAAGTGAGTGGATTCAAAAATGCGGATAATGATTTATATATAACTGGTGGTGCACAAAAAGCCGACAATATAAATGTGAGTAATATGACAAGTTATGAATCTGCGAAAAACGGTATTTATTTAGGAAGCCAAGTTACAAATGCTGACATTTCTAAGGTAGCATTATATAAAACTAGTAATAGTGGAACTGGTGTTGTTGCTATTAACTCACAAAATAATCTACTAGGCTTAACAGTTTCTGGATACAGTAAACAAGCAACTATCGCAGGGGTAGATCACACCACTCCCCCTTCTCGTATTCGTAATGGATTAGTTGTAGCCAGTTCATCAGGAGCAGCTAAATCTGATACGGCATTTATTGCAGCAAGTACGGCTAATTCGATTGCCAGCGGTAGTAAAAATGCAATTATTTCTTCTTCTAACGTTGACACAACAGGAGAATACAATGCGATTATTTCATCATCTGGAGATTCACAATTGAAGAATACTCGTGGAGCTATTATAGCTTCCAATGGATCTAAAATAACAAATACGGATGCTTATGAATCAGTTGTATTGGCTTCTAATAACGTTATAAATCCTAGAAGTAATACAGTAGTATTGGGTCATGGATGGACTCCATCAACTGCTAATCGAAATATTGAATTAGATGCAGCAAACGGTACTATTAAAGCCACAGGCGCTATTACAGGCTCCTCCTCTTTTAGTGACTACGCCGAGTATTTTGAAAGTATAGATGGCAACAGTATTCCAAGTGGAACTCTTGTTACCTTAGATCAAGGGTTTATTCGTATTGCTAAAGATGGAGACGATATGCTAGGAGTAATTTCTGAAACTGCAGGAAGTGTATTAGGTGAATCTTCATTCTATTGGCAAGGTAAATACTTAAGAAATGACTTTGGAGGATTAATTTATGAAGAAGTTGTACTTACTGAAGTCAATGCAGATACAGGTTCAACGACTAATCGTGTAGCTTTATTGCCTAAAGAGAATCCTAATTATAAGGAATCGGACAACTATCTTCCCCGTTCTGAAAGACCTGAATGGAACATTGTAGGATTAGTTGGTCAGGTATATGTAAGAATTGATGAAACAGTTAAGCAAGGCGATTACATAAAACCATCTGATGGAATTGCAACAATGTCAGTTGAACGTGGTCAAGGATGGAAAGTTATGAAAATAACTAAGCCGTATATTGAATCAATTGGCTATGGAATTGCATTGGTATTTATCAGATAACAATAAAAGAGACTGTCAACGGTTGAGGTTAAACAGTCTCTTTAAGCACGAATGCTTGTCTTTATTATATCAAACCGAGGCGATATATGACAAGAACATATAGATAGTTTGGAGTGAATCAATTGTGGCAGAATCTATTGAAGCTATACAAGTTGAAATAGAACATATGAAAAAGGATATCGATGAGGTGAAAGCTGATGTAAAAGAGACAAAAACAATGTTAACAAAAAATATAAATCAGCTAACACTAACTCAAATACAACAAACAGAAATTTTAAAAAATCAAGAAAGACAGAATGCTGAAATGAAAGAAGATATCAACGGCTTAAAAACACATGTTGATTCAGAAATTGGTAATTTGAGAAATGATTTTAAAGAAACAACAAATACTCATACAAAGTGGTATCAGACTTACTTAACTGATAATACAAGTAAGGTATTTAGAATATTTATGTTCATTATTATAATCGTTTCAGGAGTAAAAATAGCTATTTCTGATATTCCTAAAATTTTGCAATCATTTGGCTTATAAAATTAACAGCGACACATTTGTCTACAAATAAAATGCGTCTTTTATTAAATAAATATAATTTAAGGAGGAATACATATGTCATTATTTTATCCTAACGTCTCTCCTAACTATGTATTTCCTAGAAATCCTGATCAGTATATTCAACTTATTCAGACTAAAATAGTTAAATATAACAAAGTCACACTTAAAGAAATACCTAGCTATAAACATTCTATAGCTGTAAAAAAACTTGAAGGAACAGCATTGAATATGGTTGACACTACGCCTTCTTCTTCCAATCAGTTTAGGGTAGATTTTGTGACTGGAGATGTATTCTTCCACTCTGCTATGGAAGGCGAAGAAATTGAAATAAGCTATACCGGAACAGGTCAGGTGAATTTTGGGGCTAATAAAATAATTGTAAATACAAGTCCTACTAATGAAGAAGAAGTAACAGTACAAGACATATTAGACACTCAAGAGGACATTTATACACAAGTTACAGATGTTAAAACTACTATTGAACGTAATCAAATTGTTAAGCTAGATGATTTTAATTATTTAAAGGATACTACGTTTCAATCACCAAAAGAATTTACTTGGATTTCTATTGCTAATCAAGACACATTTATTATCGACACTGGAAAATTTACCGAAAAAAGTTTGATTGATTTATCAATTGGGAATGTCCCCCAATCTTCTGATAATTTCATCTTAGAAAATGAAAAAACAATTAAACTACTTACCCCCCTTCCCGCTGGAGTTAAAGTTTACGTAAAATGGTCTGAAGGCAAAAAAGTTGTGAACAATTCAGTTGATGTTACAGGTATATATGCCGAGTTAAATAAAACTAATAATAACTTATATGAAACTGCAACCCAGTTATCTATTGTTGAACGTAAAAAAGCAGATCAGTCTGATGTTGAAACTATTCTCGCTGCAGTAGTTTCAGGAGCACCAAAAGGTTTTTTTAATACTCTTTCTTCTTTACAAAACGCTTACCCGAATGGAACCGATGGGATTTTTTTAGTACTTGAAAACGGACATATCTATTTATGGATTAATTCTTCTTGGCAAGACGCAGGGGTTTACCAAGGTATAGAAGTTGGAAACAAAACTATCACAGCCAATAAACTTGCTGCAGAATTAAAAACCACTCTCGGGATAGATAATGTATACCCAGATACATATTTTCGTAAGACTCTTGAACAAACTATCTCGGACACAGATTATCTTATAGACTTAGAGAAAGTTGGTTTGATAACTAAAATTTCAAAAGGCTATGAATTAAAAGTTGACACTCAATCTACTACAAAAACTCATCTAAGTGAAATAAAATTTGGAATAGTTTTAAATGGAGACACAATTAGTGATGGAGAGCATTTAAATATTGGAATTAAAATTTTACGTGACAGCAATTTTTCATCACCTGTTAAAATAGGAATTGCATTTTATGATTCTAGTGGAAATGCACTGACAAGTCACTATCTACAAAAAAAGGAAAGTCATTACCGACTAGAAAATCAAGAAATTCCCTTAAATGCAAAAACTATGAATTTTACTATACAACTTGATGTTAGAGGATTTACAACAGAATTCGTTGATTCGTTTTCATTTACAGAATTAGTAATCAATAAAGGAGATGGAGTCGGAAATCCTCTTGGATTAGCAGGAAGAGTTAAAGATTTAGAAGATAAAAGCAATTTTTTAGGGACGACCATTTTTAATCGAGATAGTAATGGTCTTCTTAAAACTGTTACTAATGACATATCGAGTGTTGAAATACTAAGAAATGCAAATGGATATGTCACGTCTATGCTTAAAAAATGGGTTAATGGTAAAACTCAAATGACTGTTATTAATAGAGATGTTAATAACATTGTAACTAGCATAGTCACTAATGAAGGAGAGTCTGCATTATGAATGATTTTACAATGACGGAAATTACAAATCCGGTTTTAAATGTTTCTGCATCTAGTCAGTATACTTATGGATGGGTCGCAGGTGCCAATAACGCAACATCTTTAAAAGGTAATCTAACTGATTTTATTTTTGCTAAAGGAGTAAACGAAGGATCTTTGAGTTCTGGTGTTGTATTAAATCCATCAAACCCTGCATCTGCTGTACCCTATCTCGGATATTTAGCATTTACTACTGGGCAACCTACATGGATTGGAATACCTATTGCTTCTAAAGGATATAGAACATTTCATGTAGCCATTAACAGCAACATGAATCAAGATTTTGATATAAGTGCCTATCTGCTACCCGAGATTTCCGGAGATTTTAATGGAGGTAATATCTCTAATAGGTTACTTGTACAGACATTGTTTACATCTGAAATTCTCTCCAATGGAGCAACTTTAAATTTCGGACCCGGAGGGCTTGATAAACAATTGTATTCACCATTACCCCTTGGGTTTTTAGTTATCAAACTTGCTCCTACAACCATTCCAACAGACGGTGTTTTGAGAGTCGGGGTTGAAAGGCAAAAATGATACTATATGATCCTTTTTCTATAAATTATAAACCTGTCATTAAAAAACAAAATCAGTTGCTGTTCTCAGGTGATTTTCAATATTCAAGCACAATTGATGATATTTCAAATTTATATGCCCATTATGCATATAAAAAGTCTGATACCAATTTACCAATCGTTATCTTAATGCACGGGTACACCCAAGACTCAAAGTCTATGACAGCGCAAATTATGAAAGATATGGCTGAATATGGATTTTTCACTTGTGCGGTGGGAATGCGCGGAAGAGACGGAGCAACAGGGAGTGTAGATGTAAGCGCAAGAGAATTATACGATGTTATCGACGCGGTTGAGTATGTTAAAAACAACTTTTCTGATGTTGTTGATCCTAGTCAAATACATGTTGCTGGATATAGTGGTGGTGGAGGTAATGTATTTGGTCTTGCTGCTAAGTTTCCTGATTACTTTAATTCTTTAGTTTCTCATTTTGGAATTTCTGATTACGGATATAATCCAGTAAATAGTTGGTGGGCTACTAATCCAAGTAGAAGGACTTCTTTAGAAAATTGGGTAGGATATAATCCAACAAATAACTTAGGAGCTTACTACTCAAGAGCACACCAATATGGGGTAGCTAAAAATTTAACAGATGGTTTCTTATGGATGTTCCATGATTCTGAGGATACAAACGTTCCACCAGTTCAATCGCAAATTGTAAAAGAACAGATGGATTTAAACAATCGAACAAACTATTATCTAAGTGTTACAACACCAAACAATACCCCTAGATGGATTCATGCAAGTCCTGGTGAAAATAATCCTGTAAGATTTACAAGAGACTATTGGGGGGTACCAATTCTTAATAAGCTATACCCTCAATGGTCTGTAAAAGAAACTGGCAACATGTTAATTCAGGGATACTTAAAAACAAAAAGGTTTGAGATATGGCTAGGAACGGGTCAAGAACATGTTGCTGAACTCACTTATAATGTAATTACAGGTTCTTATACAATTAACCCTCTAAGTGGGACAATTGAAGTGTCTATAAAACAAGATAACAGATCGGCACTTCAGAGTATAAATAAACTTACAACAATTATTGTTTCATAGATTGGTAGCATTTTATTTTTTACGATTTTATATTAAAGAGGAGGCTCCCTACTCTACTATATATCTTTAATTATGTTTATTGCAGAAGAATTGAATAGTTAAACGTTAGAGAATCTTCATTCGAAGGTTCTCTTTTTAATCATGTGAGAAATACAAATGAAAATAGAACGGAGTTGAAGAACTTTGGCTGATTTAAATAAAATACCAAAGTTTATGTTAGGAGATGATGTACACCAAGAATTTAATAATACTGCCATACGAATAGAAGATATAAACACAAACGTATTATCGTTAGGTGCAAAAGGCGATGGAGTAACTGATGAAACAACTATTCTCCAAAGTATATTCAATTCGTTACCATTTGGATCAAGGGTGAGTTTTCCTCATAAAAAAGTTTTTAAAATCACAAGACCTTTAATTATTACCAGAGACGATATACATATTGATTTTAATGGTTCAAAATTACTTTACGCTGGAACAGAAAGTTTAGATTCTGATAATGGTACAGGTAGAATATATGGAGCTATTACTGTTAGAGGAGAGCTAATTGATTCGACTAAAACAAACGTGGTAGATATTATCTCTAATGAAGGAATTATTGATCAAGAGTTTTATTCAAATGGTGATAATTTTAAGGGATTAAAACAACCATTTACACAAGTGACAAAAATCATAACTGATAATACGGCAATTGGAAATGTAATTAAAAAAGGCGATTTTGTTTCTGTATATGTAAGAAATCATAGTGGCACATGGGATAAGAATTATGGTGACAATCCATCCATGTTGAATGCAATTGCGCGTGTTATCTATGTCGATGCTGCTAATGTGTATATTGATGTTTGTTCAGACCTTCGTTTTAATCCTGATAAAGTAAATGGGAATATCACTTTATTAAAACCAGTAAATAATGTAACCATAGAAAACTTGATATTTGAGGATATAAACGATACCCCTATTCCTTCAACTATAACTGATAATAGTGAACGTGACAGTTGGGTGGCTGGAATAAGTGTGCGTTACGCAACTAATTTCACATTACTTAACTACAAAGCTTCAAAACATCGATTTCCAGCGTTGATGATGCGCAATGTTTACAATCCAATAATTGATAACTTTCTTGCTAGTTATGCACGAACTGTAACAGCAGGTTGCGGATACGGTATGCAAATTATGTCAAGTGTTCATGGGTCAATCAAAAACGTTCGTGGATATTTTCTACGTCATCTAATTGATTTTACATCAAGTGGACATATGCGAGTAGAGAATGCAAGAATGATAAACGATTGGCATGGAGCGTTCGATTGCCACGGGATGGGCGAGTTTGATATTACTTATGTTAATTGCGTGGGTAACTTCTTAGCAAGTAATGGAATCAACGAATTTCCAGACATGGTAGGAAATATTTCATTAGATAATTGCAAAGGTAGTTTGCAAATGGCTTGGGCGCAAAGAATCCATGTAAATAATTCACTGATATACATGGATGCGATGAGAGTTACAAAAAGTCCGCACATTGAAATACTTAATAGTAAGTTAGTATTCAAAAGAACCAAATACAATTTTGCTGCTGCTTATCGGGGAGTGTATATGCAAACCGCCTTCATTCTTGATAACACGTCTATAGAGATAACAAACGAAAACAATCCCCGTCAGGAGTGGACAAATAAATTATTTGAGATTGATGCATACAAAAAGGTTCGGATTAGCAATGTGCCATATGTTCGGAATCTCCGAAGCGATGTAATGTTAATTACTATAGCTAAATGTACAGATACTACTATTAATGATAGTATCCTAACAAATCTCGGGTTTAATCTAACCAATACAACGAGTATTGGAGATGACACAGTTCTTGCGAGCAATTCTATGGCTGCTGGAGTTTTACGTATAAAAAATAGTAAGTTCGATGAATCAATTAATGCATCTGACGCTAAAAACTTTTTCGCTATATCAAATGTTGATGATATCTCCTCATATCTTATTATTTTAGATGGTAATATGTTTTATTCTATGGGTAAAATGCGATGGATACGTACAGAAATTAACTCTTTTAATGTAAATATTATTGCGGTAAATAACCTTTTCCGTGGGAAAGTAGGAGCTTTTTACAAAGCAGGACTTATGGAGCCTACTTTTATAGCAAAAGATGGGAACATTGATTTATCCGAAACGGATGAACCAACAAGATTGAAAAACTACAATGTACCTAGAATCAGTTTGAGTATACCTACAGGATGGACAGAATATAAGTACTTATTTACCCCTGAAAGATTGCAACCGGATACAGATTATGATGTGTATCCTTTCTTTGAATGGGATTATGGTAGTTGGTGGTTAGAATCAAAATCAACAACAGGATATACAATAAAATTCAGTAAATCTCCGACCACTACTTCTAAGCTGACTATGAAAGTAACTAGGTAATTAAATGAAGAAAGGAGTGTTTAAAATTGGCGCTTGTCATGAATTATAATTATGAGTTAACTTACATCAATACAAAAATACAATTAGATCCTAAATTCAAGTCTGAATTTAATGAAGTTAAAGAACAGATAACAGAAACTCTAGTTGTAAAAGATGCGTATTTTCAAATAGTCAAAATTGAAGGAAATAAGGAGAAAATGGATATTGTCTTATCAGTTTACAAAGATAACACTAAAAAATACGTATTAGAGACAAGGGTATATTCGTTTAACCCTTCTGTTTCGTTTGACTCCCCTAATAACTTTAAACAAGGGTACGAATATCTTAAAACATTGCCAGAATTCGAGGGTGCAATTGATGTATTAGAAGACGAAGATTATCAAACTTATTCAATTAGTTAAATATAATCATGTTAAAAGGTGACTTTTATTGTAAGTCCCCTCCTCTATACTTTAATTTAGTAATTTTAGAGTTTTCGTTAATACGAAGACTCTTTATTTTTTTTATAAGGAGGTTTGATCATGACGGTTCAAATTGGTTCTGGTTTTATGGGTGCAGAAGATATCCTTACCTCTACAGAAAATACAGAAATTGTACCTCCAACAGACGAAAAATGGATAAATGTTAAATTTAGTTTTTATAAGTTTTCTTTTAAGAATTATCAAGATTGTCATATAGTTGTTAACGGCTCTAGACAATTTAGAGAAGCTGGGCAAGGTTTTACTTCCAATGAGGTTGATCCTAAAATATATAGTTTCAAAATAGAGGAGCCTGGAATTCAGTATATTTGGTCTGCTGCATACTAGCAAAGGAGGTGAATTTATGTCTGGTTTTTATTTAGACCCTAACAATTCAGATTCAAAAATAAAAAATATTAATAAAAAGATCGAAGGGTTTATCTCTTTAGAAATGTTTGGCGCTAAAATCGATGAAGAATCACCTGGTTATGATAGTACTGCAGCATTCATTAAAGCAATTAACTTTTTCAACGGAGGAAGTGGAAAATTAAAGCTTTCGAAAGGCACATATAACTTTTCAAGTCAGTTAAATTTAGGAGGAATAATCCTTGAAGGTTCAGGGATACAAGCCACTAAGTTAAGACTTACTAAATCATTAGGCACTAACGTTCCAGCTATAATTACCAACCCTAGTACTTTACGAAGAGAATGTACCTTAAGAGATTTTAGTTTAGTTGGTAAAGGCAGTTGGGTCATTGGCACTAAAAATGCTAATGGTGATGGTATACAAATTATAGGTTCACAAAAGATTGAAAATGTTCGAGTTGAGCGGTTTGATAAAGGTGTAATAATAGATACAATTGGTGGTCATTGTAGTTTAGTGAACGTTAAAAGTACCAATAATTTTTACAATCTATTCATACAAAAGGATAATGGAGATAATTTTTATTTTGACTGTGATTTTTCAGGTGCTCAAATGGCAAGTATTGGGGTTTCTTCTGACGCGAATATGTCTGGTGGAGGCACTATCCTTAGAACTCATGTAGGATTTGCTCCTTATGGAATATATCAGGAACAGGGAACAGCTACAAATAAAGATTTTATAGTAGATGTATTATTTGATCACGTAAGATTTGAATCTATCGGTAATGCTGCCATATACACTGAACAGTACTCCAATATAAACGGAAGTGGCATAAGTAATTCAAAATTTATTGATGTTGGTTTTTCATGGAATTCATCTTATAAAATCCAATCAAGAGTCGCAGAATCATCGGTGGTCGTGGGATACTGTCATGATGTTATAATATACGAACCAGGACTTAATCCTTTTAAAGGAAATGGTTCTAATAAAGCTTTTAAGATAGCACAAAATACTGCACGTTGGATTGGTAAATTCAATGTATCTGACTTCCCATTTACCAATTTGCTATATCCAAACGACATTACAATTAAATCTCTTAATGGAAGCACTTCGGGTAGTATGAGATTGCACCAAAGTATCGCAAGTCCTGATATTAAAACATACGTAGTTAGACTATCGAACTTTAAACATGATGCAGATGCCAACCTTACCTTATCATTTGATATCCCGTTTGTAACTAACCCATATATTCTAAATCCAACCGACATCCCAATATCTGTTACTCGAAATGATATCACTATTTCTAAAATAGCTTCGGGCTTAGTTTACAATTCTAATATTATTATTCAAGGGGTTTAATTTAAAAAAACATTGGATAATATTGGTTAGACCATTGTATAATTATGGTATTAACCAAAGGGGTGGTATGAATTGAAAATTGTTTCTTGTGGGGACTCTATTACCCAAGGTCTAGGGGTTAGTGATCATTCGTACATTGATTTAATTGCTCAAAAATTCAACAATATTGCTAATTTGGAAACAGAGTTGTTTAATTTCGCAGGAAGTGCTATGCAAATTAAAGAATCTGCTTATAAGCTTGAAGATATTATATCTTTAAATCCTAACTATGTATTTGTTATGCATGGGATAACTGAATCAATTGTTCGTCCTACTAATAATTCTTTGAAATTTATGCCTAAAAAATATAGAAAAATTGGTTGGTTAGACCCAAGACCGTATTTTTCTTCTAAATTATTTAAATGTAAATATCAAAAAATAGAGTCTGCTCTTAGATGGAGAGTCAAGAATAAATTGATTGAATACGATGGTGGGATGCAATTGACTCCACTGGAAGACTTTAAGATTTACTTTAGTCAGTTTATTGAGAGTTTGGTTAATAATACTAAAGCAGATATTATTCTCGTATCACATTGTGGTATAGATGAACGTTATTATCCCTGCTCCCTCTCTTCTTTGGAAAAATACAAGGGATGGATTTTTGATTATTCTACTAAATTCGAGAATAGAATAAAGCTTGTAGATATATCAATTCTTTTAAATAAATGGGACGATTATTTTTCTGACCACTTCCACCCTAATCAAAGCGGACATGAAAAAATTGCTGATTACATTTACGATACTATATCGCTTCAATCATTAGATTTAGTTACAAATTTATGAGTTCTCTATTTGTTTAGAGAACTCTTTTTGTCATTAAATAATTTTGAATTTTCTTAGCAGTGATACATAGGTGTTTTCTTGTCGTTTTGGAAGTGTTATTGATCTCTGTATATTTCCAATTACATATTTCCCATAAGGTAATTTATTAAATAATATAGCTACTAGTATGGACGTAGATAGAGCTATTAAAAAGATAACCATTGTAAACAGGTATATATTTAAAAACGAAAGTTTGTTTATTAGAGGACTTAGTACATTGATTAATGCAATATGTAATAAGTATATACTAAATGAATAATTATTTATTATAAGCATTAGATAAGGTATTCTCTTCATTTTTAAAGATATGTGTACAATCAAACAAATCATTGCTGGTGTAAATATTAGTATCCCTACTGTCTTAGAAGACGGTATTGTTAGTAACCCTGTGTATCGTAAACCAAGTACAAATATTAGCGTCAATATGGGCATTATATATACTAACAATTTATACTTATTCAACAAAGTTTTAAAATATCGGTAATTGGTGCCACAATAATATCCCATTGTAAAATAAAACACCCATCCTACAAACGGCATCCAACTAGAATAATACCAGATATATTCTGATAGCGGGTTTGTAAAATTGAAAAAGCCTAAGTAAATTAGATTAATAAGTAAAGAAATACTTAGCACCATTGTTGGTTTATACTTCTTTAAAGTTTTATTTAATAATGTGTGAAGAATATAGAACTGGAAGATGATCACAACAAAATATCCTGTGTAGTCAGCTAGAAAAATATTTTTGAAAGTTTCTATTAGAATATTAGAAAACAAAAACGGCATCTCATTATTTTGAATATCGATCAATGCGTAAAAGAAAGCCATAAAAATATAAGGAATTAATAAAAATTTAAACCTTTTTATAAAGAAGCCTTTTGGAACTTTATCCGGGTATGATTTAGCTAGTAAAAATTCAGAAATGAAAATAAAAGTTGGTGTTCCAAAATTTAAAATGGTTCTAATAATTGCTAACATCTTTTCATCTAGTGAATTATAATGATCGACGTTTTCTAATGCAAATCCAATAGAATGAATTAACACGACCGCTAAACATGAAATACTTCTCAATAAGAATATTTCGTTTATTATCTCTTTTTTCATTTTCACACCTCAACGTTTCTTTATTGTGTACTATAACGTTCATTTTAAAGAACATTTATTATATTTACAATATGTTTTTATAGAAGTGTAAAAAAGCAAATTAATAGTTTGGCATTTAAGGAGTTTCTGAGAAATCGGAGACTCTTTTTTTTATATGCAAAAAAAATAATTAGGAGGAATTTTTAATGAGTATAAAAATAAAAGAAATGTTGGTTTCGTCTTCTAAGTACAGTATCAAATGCCCCTACTCTATGGACGCTGAGTACATAACTTTCCATAATACTGCAAACGATGCTAGTGCACAAAACGAGGTCAAATATATGATCGGTAACAACAGTGAAGTATCTTTCCACTTTGCTATTGATGATAAAGAAGTCGTACAGGGACTCCCTCTCAACCGTAACGCATGGCATACTGGTGATAGTTCTGAAGGTGATGGAAATAGAAAATCAATTGGTATTGAAGTTTGTTATTCTAAATCTGGTGGAGAAAAATATAAAAAAGCTGAAGCCTTAGCAATTAAATTTATCGCTCAACTTTTACACGAACGTAATTGGGGAGTTGATAAAGTTCGTACTCATAAATCATGGACTGAAATTGGGGTCAAAAAAGGTTACTCCACTTATGTTAAAAATTGCCCTCATAGAGTATTAGATGCTGGTAGATGGAACGAAGTCCTGAAAGCAATTGAGAATGAATTAAAAGCATTAAAAGGTGGAAATAAAACTGACGAAAAAGTTATTGAAGCTCCTAAAGAAGAAGTTAAATCTGAAGTGATTAAAACCCCTTCTAAGCCATCTACAAGCTTAGGATTGGTTGATTGGATGAAGTCTAAAGGAATGGATTCAAGTTACAATAATCGTACTAAATTAGCCAAAGAGTATGGTATAGCTAAATATAGTGGTACTGCTTCTCAAAATGAAAAACTACTTGATTTGTTACAGGCTGGAAAGAAACCTGCTTCTTCATCTAAATCTACTCCTAAAACGAACGCTAACCCTAAGAATTTAGGTTTAGTTGACTGGATGAATGCTAATAAAATGAATTCTAGCTTTTCTAATCGTGAAAAATTAGCTAAACAATATGGAATTAGTGGTTATAAAGGTACTGCTGACCAAAATATTAAATTGTTAGAAAAGTTAACTAGTGGAGCTAAAGTAAATACAAAAACTACTTCTTCCCCTACTATAAAAGTTGGAACTAAGGTTACTTTAAAATCTTCAGCAACTAAATATGCTACTGGTGAAAGTATTCCTAAGTCAATTAAAGGTAAGAAATATACAATTCAACAAGTCGATAGTGGAAAAGTTTTATTGAAGGAAATTTATTCATGGGTTAAAACTAGCGACTTATCTTAATATGATCATCCCCTTCTGTTCGCTCAGTTGGGGATTTTTTATTTATTAAATTTTAGGAGGAATATGAAATGGAAGCTATTCAACAATTACTACAAAGTCAATTTATTGAATTATTATCAACTGTGTTAGTTGCTTTCGCTGGTATTATCACAACTTACGTAACAAAATTTTTAAAACAAAAAGGTTTGCTTGCTAAATTAGAACATAATAAAGGTCTAGTTAAAATTGTAGTCAATGCTGTGGAACAAGTTTCACATGAATTAAAAGGTGAAGAAAAATTCGAAATTGCAAAAGGACAATTATTGGATCTCTTAGCATCTAAGAAAATTAAGATTAGTGAAGACGAGTTGAATCAATTAATTGAAGCTGTAGTGAAAGAAGTTAAGTCTGCAGCAAAATAATATAAGAAAATCCAGTGAGGGAAATGGAGAGTATCCTCACTGGATTTCTATTCTTCATGATGTACCTCTAAGGTGATAAACAGTGGTAATTTTAATATGCTCTTAAAAGTTAAATTTTATTACCTTTTTTCTGCTTATTATATTCAGTAAGTAGTTTAATGAAGTTCGAATGAAAATTACCATTACTAGGTAAGTTATACTCTTTGTACAACTTAAATAAAAACCGTTTTCTAGTTTTAACATTTGTTAAACTATCTAATAGTTCTGTGTCCATTCTATCTAAAATCAACATTGCTACTTCACTATATTCCTCTTTAAGAAAAAATACTTTAGTTGGTAAATTCCCCATAACCTTATTATATCCATTCGGATACATAGAATTATAAGCCCTAATTGCATTATCTTCTAATTCATTCAAATCCCCAAAGTTAACTTGACCCAATGGTATTATTGAGATCTCGAAATAATCACCTAACTTAAAATCTTCAAATACTTCTACATTTCCCGAATTAGCTTTGAAATGTTGATATACTCTATCAAATATACTCTTAGCTTGACCAATATAGTATTTATCTAAATCCACATTATGAATTACGTATATTCCTGCAATATCTTCCATGTTTAATTGTCTTCTTATATTATAATTTTTAAGTTTTAACAAATCTTCAGGAGAGTATTTCTTATTTCTATTTCTGATTAAGTCTAGCTCTTTTCTTGTTTGTTCTCTTTTTGAGTTTCTCTCATAATCCGTTTTCAACTTATAAAAGTATGATGGTGAAATTCTGAGCACTCCATCATCCTTTAATACTTCTCTCATCCAAGACAATTCACTTTCAGAAAACAAAAAAACACCTCCCTCGAAGAGTCTCCTTCAAGTAACTTGTTATAAATTCATATACAAACCGACGCATATTTATATATGATTTAAAATCACAAGAAAAATCACAACTTGTCCAAAAACGCCTAGAAATCACATATAAAATCACCGCATTTAGTAATTTTTTAGGACGTTTTAGGAAAGCTTAGGAAGAAGTCACAAATGATAATTTATCATACGAAAACCTTATAGGACAAGCTTTTTGGCTCTATATCAACGTTTCTAAACCTGTATATTTAACGAAAATACTTCAAATAACCCCCATCATATCGGTATCAGCATAATACAATTCAATATCCCTAGAACTCACATATACCACGGTTTCTAGCACTTCCTTTTCTCAACTTTTTATAAAATAATCACCATTTTTATCACTCTGTGATAACGTTAAATTTCTTAACTGCATCAGATATGGCAATTGATGCATTATATGACCATAGGTTCTTAAAAAGATTTTTATTGTCCAACATTATATATAAGCTGTTTAATTTAATAACTCTTTCACCTAGTCTCAT